AATAACCATCATATGAAAACCGACTGCGCAGCCATGGTCAAACAACACGCCAAAACCAAACCAGGCAAGCCGTTGCGTCGGTCTGGTCGGTCAACCAGACTAACCAGACCAACCGGACCAATCAAACGAACCAAACCAACCAAGCCAACCAGGCCCAGGGCGGTAAAACGTGTGTTGCGAGCTGGCATTGTGTCGGGCACGTCGTGCGACATGACTTTCAAAATTCTGTCTCGGCATGCCAACGGTAAAAATGGTAATCCAGCATTCAAAAAGCTAGCCCAGCACTATTACAATCGCGTCAAGCCGGTATCTGGGCGGGCTGAGCAATGCCACGACATAAAATTGGAAATGTTCAACATGATTGATTTGATGAACAACCAAATAATTGAGGACTCGCCAGTGTTTCGTTCATTTGTCAAAGTGGTGTTTCCAGACGGCCACTACGATGAGCAAGGTCGGTACCAGGTTCCAATAGTGGTGAATGCAAATAGGCTATATGGTGTGCAACCAACAAAACAGGCTGGCATGGCCAACATGCACCAAATCAAACCACAAATCCAAGAACGTTGTAAATCATTTGAACCGCATGCGCTTGGCTGGCAGCTCGTCTGGAATGTCGGCCAGCTTGGCAGCCAACACATCCAGCTGCGCACAGCTGCATTCTGGGATCGCAACCAAACGTGTGACAGTGCCAGCCAGCCTGCCGACATGCAACATCTGACATGGTTTACATGGTTTGTTGGAATTGGTACAATTGGTTGAATTGGTTGAATAGTCCAGCTTGCATGCCAAGTCGAGTGCCTGTTGGTAGTCTGGTGATGTCAGCTTTTCGGCCAGTATGGACGACAGCCACAGCAGTCCGTTCTGCTGCACGAATCTGTGCTGCATGTGCTCGACTGCCAGCCATCTGGTCAGCATGTCATGCACATATTCAACGCGATACATCTTGCGCTGCAATGCCTGCACCACATATCCCACGATACTGGTCGTGCTGCTGGTGTCCAGCACAGGAATTGAAAGCAACATTTGCCGTGACCATCTGTCTGTCTGCATCGTCAGCTTGGTTGCCAGCACGTCCATGTGCTGGTATCCAAACAGCGATTGGTTTACTGTGACTGTCTTCTTGCACAACCGCCATATCTGTTCTGCATGTCTGCTATTGTCCAGGTTGTGCAGCCATCCAAGCAGCTCGTCGGCGGTGACCTGGTAGTGGTGATTGGTGATCAGCGAGTACATGGTGTCTGCCAGTATTGTAGATGTGTCCACCTGTGGCACCACAGGCGTCTTGGCATGCTGGCTTGCCAGAAATGCTGCCAGCTTGGAAGCAATGATGCTGGTTTGGCCATACAAATTGGCATGGCAAAGCATGTTGCACAGCACTGCGCTGTACACCCAATGGTCCTGCATCATGTTGGCTGCAAGCAGCATGGCTGAAAAGTCGGTTGACTGGGCTGCAACATAGTATCGATTCCCTACGTGGCAGTGGTACTTCATGGACACTAACATATACACTTGCTTGGCAATGTCGTGCCGTGATCTGAACCGATTCGCCATGATCATCACAGACTGCATCGACACCGGCAAGTCAAGGCGCATAACCAGGCCCAGACTGGACACCATGATGTTGCCCAACAGGTTGTTGGTTGTGTTGGTTGTGTTGGTTGTGTTGGTTGTGTTGGTTGTGTTGGTTGTGTTTGTTGTGTTGGTTGTGTTGGTTGTGTTGGTTGTGTTGGTTGTGTTGGTTGTGTTGGTTGTGTTGGTGTTTAACACCTTTTTGACAAATGGTGTTGTTGCGCCAACCAGCCTGTCCATGAAATTGAACGTTTGACGACCAATGCGCAGTTCGTCGCAGCGATTCAACATGGCATCGATTGCGTTGCGCTGCGCTACCAGCATCTGGTCATGCTGGATGTGCCAGTGTTGATCCAATGTCTCGACGAATTCGTTCAGCTTGTTGGTCCATTGCAATTGTCGAGCTGTGCACAGCAACCAGCAACAACTATGATTAGTCACAACCATTCAACCAACCAACACCAACCAACACCAACCAACACCAACCAAACCAAACAACCAACCAAACCAAACCAACCAAACAACCAACACAACACAATCCAAACCAAACCAACCAACACAAACCAAACCAAACCAACCAACACCAACCAAACCAAACAACAAACGCCACGTACTGTGGTATTCCAGCTGTGCTGTCTTGTTGCCAGCTGTGACCACGATGATTCTGCCAAGTTGGTGCATGTTGTCTGGTTGCAGGCAAGGTCCGCCGTGCCCGATACACAGGCTCATGTCGTGGTGTGCCACGTGGTGGTCAGGCATGGTCTGGCCAACCCAACCAGCAATGGCACTGCACAGAAGCTGAAACTCGTCTGGTCGTTGCTGGATTGGATGACCACGACAAATGACTATGCCAGACACCCATACAATGTCGCACAGTATGTATTGTTGTTGTTGTTGTTGTTGTTGTTTTACATTTGGTTTGATCAACGCACTTGCCAGCATGTGCTGGGCAGTTAGGCATGTTGGCAGCCACTGCGACAGCACTGCCAGATGTGCACACATGATGCAACTATCCAAACACCACATCCAAACCAAACTAACCAAACCAACCAAACTAACCAAACCAACCAAACCAACCACATCATGATATGTGATGTGCAGACAAAACAAATCAAAACACATCAAAAAACATCCTGGTTAATACCACATAGTATAGTGACAAAATGCAAATCATTAAAAAATGCAAAACATGCACAGCGTGACAAACATGCACACCGTGACAGACATGCCAAACATGCCAAACATGCCAAACATGCCAAACATGCAAATGCGTGTGTTGCCGATTCCGACCAAGTTGTTGGACCGCACGTTTGGCTGCCATCCCGACAAGCATTCGTTTGTGCGCCTGGAAGAGCAGTATGGCGGCGGGTCGTGTTTCTTTCACAGCTTGGCAACCTTGCTGGTGGTGGGCCAGCTGCGCACCAGCAATTCAGTCATCTATCTGCTCAACACTGCCAGCACCACTTTCCAACTGTTCAAAGTTCCAGTCAACAGTTCAAACAGTTCACACATTGATGAATTCCGCCAAGTAGGCATCATGCTGCGCAGGCGTCTGGCCAACGAGCTGGTTGCCAAGCCGCAGCTGTGGGAGCAGTTTTGCAAGTCAGTCACCATTTACGCCAGCACGGCATTCACCACCAGCCTGAAACTGGCCAGCCAAGTGTCCAACTTGCTGCAAAGTTCGGTTTGGGCCGACACCTGGGCCATCAAGTACACTGCTTGGCGGCTGCACGTCAACATCCTGTTTGTCAACCCGACGTCCTGGGACGAACCTATTTACTGCGGCGTCGAGGCCTTTGACAACGCAGCCTTGCACGTGTTTATTTACTGGTCACACAACATTCATTTTGAACCCATTGTCCAATTAAAACAAACAAACAAAACAAACCAATCTAACCAAACCAACCTATTCGACCAAAACAACCAAAACAACCAAACAAACCAAACAAACCAGACTGGTCAATGGACAGTGCGCAGAATGTTTGGCAACTCTAAATTTGTACAGTGTTTTAAACAGCAATATGCCAAAATGTGTGCACTGACGCCAACTGACACCAAACAAAAAGCACTGGTTCCGAAACTACCAAATTTTTATTAATACAACGATCGGTGTCGTGGTTCTGGACCAATGACCCATGACCACTGGTCAGTTCAGTGCGTGGCGCGCTGCCTGCGGGCCGCCACGGTGTACACAACCGGGTGGCAGGTCTTGCCGTGGCGCTTGACTGGCTTGCCCAGCTTCAGCGTCTTGCTCTGCTTGACCTTGCGCTTGTCGCCCTTGGTGCAGACCATCATGCCGTGGCGCACCACCTTGTGGGAGCGGTCGCAGGGCTTGACCGGGTGCGACTTCTTGGCGGCGTGGCCGTGTTTGTGCTTGTGCGTCGCAGATCTGGCAACACGGCGGTGCGTGGTGTGCTTGGTCATTTTGTATGTGTTGGTTGTTGGTGGTGTGTTTGGTGTTTGCCTATCTGGTACAAACTGTCTAAACGCACAAAAAGTTTGGATGCAAAGCCAATGTTTTTGTATGGTAGTGAATATTTGTCATTTTTTCTATCTGTGCAGCATCTATTCGTGCTGTTCGTGCTGTTCGTGCTGTTCGTGCTGTTCGTGCTGTTCGTGCTGTTCGTGCTGTTCGTGCATGCTGGCCAGACTGGCATACTGCCAGACTGGCATACTGCCATTTTGACATACTGGCATATCTCACCTATCTGTCCTTGCACAGATAGCCACTATACCAAAATGACTTGCTCAACAGAAAAGATCAGATCAACCAAAACACCACACAACAAACAAAAAACACACAAAACACACAAAACAACAAACCAACATGGCAGTTGGTCAAACAACATTCACGGTCGCCAACGGCGCCGTGTTGCAGCTGCATGCCGGCGGCAACATGGCCGACTATCTGTCGGGCGACCCAGACGCCACAGCGTTTCGCTACACGTCTGTTCGTTTTACCAGTTTTGGCATGGCCTGGTTCTTTGAAAATTTCGACAAGGGCGCTGCGTCGTACTTGGGCGAGACCCTGACCTACACAGCCTCGCGCAACTGCGACATTCACGAAATGACGCTGTTCAGGTACGAGTTGCCAGGTATTGGCAATTTCCAAACGTTTTACGACAAACCCCCGCTCAGCGGCGAAATTGGTGCAACCGATACTAAAGCCGAACAAGTGTACGAGGTGCTTCACGACGACATCTGTCCTGAGTACCAAAAATTGGTGAGCAAAACTACGACAGCCGAGGTACTTAAAACAGTGCTATGGCAAGAATTTGGTGGTAGTAATACATTTGATCATACATTTTTGACAATCGATCTTGCCACGCAGCGCTTTGAACAGTATTCCTCGTGTCTCTCAGAGTCGTTTTTCGAGGCCACTGACTCGTCCAACTTTTTGCGCTCGTTTCAAGGTCAGCCGTACTACACCGACGGCGTCGCACTGGCTGCTGTGAAAGGAGTCGAGTACAAAGTTGGCGGCCAGCGCATGGATCGTCATGACAAGTACGCATTGTACACTTGGATTCTGCTGAACAGCGGCAGCATTGGCGTGCCGTTTGAAATGTGCGGTTTGGCCAAATCGACTGGCAACCACAACTTGGAGTTGAAAGCCGCATCTATGGCTTTCCAGGTCAAGTACTGCCCGCTGATTTTTTCGTTTTGCCGCGCTCCGTCGATGGGTGCGCCGTTGATCAGCAACATGTACAACAACCTGATCATTGAGGCAGAGTTTGAGCCTTTTTCAGCACTCATTTGCAACTATTCGGGGCTTGGGGTCAACGGTGCACAGGGAACATCGTATGTCAGAACATATGCGGCGTTGGATGGTGACGGGACACCGATCGGCAACGCTGAGAACCGTGCATACCCGTCGGCAGCACACGGTCTGTATGGTGGCGCAACTGTTGGTGCGATTGCATCCGGGGTCAAAGCCTACACCAGAAAACGACTGTACGAGGACACACTAGCAAACTCGTATGTTCGCGGTCGCGACCTGCGAACTGGTCGGGACTTCATTACGCCAGCAGCTACTGCTGGGCTTGATGCCAGTGACCTGGCACAGACAGACTTCCCGGTCAGCGTGGTGTCGCGCGTGTTTTTCCTTGGGCCGGAGGAGCGCACTGCCTTTGCCAGCAACTCGTTCAGCCAGACAGTGGAGGCTTGCCAGCGCGTGTTGCAGTCCACAACACAAACCACAACCAAAACGTACCGCACAGACACGTTCCAAAATGCTTCGTCAGTCATGTACGTTGTGCCAATTTACAAGCCAAACAAAGCTGCCAACGACTACTTTTCAATGGGAGGCGCCTACGACGCAATTCGCAAACAGACGTGGCCGGCCATCAGCAACATCGAACTGTCCACCAATGGTGCCACACTGTATGCCCAGTCCGACGAGTCGTTTTTCCGTGCAGTGCAGCCATATGCCCACCACTCCAATGTGCTGGACCCGGGTCGTCGTGTGTACGCCATAAACTTTGGCACACGCGCTAATTCGCGCGGACCCGTGCAGGCCATTGGGTACCTCAACTTTTCGCGCACTACCAACTCGCAAGTGACACTGACTCATGCCACTAACATGTGGGCTGCTAAGTCGTCAGACCAAACGCGCGGTGACAGCAGCGACGCGGTGCGCGGCAACTTGGCAGCTTCCAGCTCTGTGCAGCTGGATGTCGAGTTTATTCTGTGGAACTACAACTTGCTGACCTACAAGGGCGGCATTGCAGGCTACCGCTACACCCAGTCCAACAACTCGTTGTAAATGTAATTGTTCATTTTCACATTTTCACATCTTATAAAAAATACATCTGTCAGTCCATACACAATGGCAGTTGGTCAAACCACATTCACGGTCGCCAACGGCGCCGTGTTGCAGCTGCATGCCGGCGGCAACATGGCCGACTATCTGTCGGGTGATCCCGATGCCACTGCGTTTCGCTACACGTCTGTTAGGTTCACCAGTTTTGGCATGGCCTGGTTCTTTGAAAATTTCGACAAGGGCGCTGCGTCGTACTTGGGCGAAACCCTGACCTACACAGCTTCGCGCAACTGCGACATCCACGAGATGACACTGTTCAGGTACGAGCTGCCTGGTATTGGCAATTTCCAAACCTACACTGATCATGCACCAACGCAACGCGAAGGGAGCGCTTTAGCTACAACTATAACATTAAATACTGCTATCCAAGTTTATGAAGTTCTTCACGAGGACCTGTGCCATCCCTACCAAGCACTTGTTTCGGACATAGACTCATACACCGACTTGCGTGTTAACATAGTGACTAAAACGGCGGCATTGGGTAATGTGTTAGTGGCTGATATGAATATTGACGAGTACACAGCCTACATGGAAACCAACTCATCGTGTGTGTCAGAGTCGTATTTCAAGGCCAGTGACACAACCAACTTTCAGCGCCTGCACCAGGGTCAGCCGTACTACACAGATGGTGTTGCGCTTGCTGCCGTCAAAGGTGTGGAGTACAAGGTGGGTGGCCAGCGCATGGACCGCCACGACAAGTACGCATTGTACACGTGGATCTTGTTGAACAGCGGCAGCATTGGTGTGCCGTTTGACATGTGTGGCTTGGCTACCACGGCTGGAAACAACAACTTTGAGTTGAAATCGGCATCCATGGCGTTCCAGGTCAAGTACTGTCCTTTGATCTTTTCGTTTTGCAGAGCACCGTCGATGGGTGCGCCGCTGATCAGCAACATGTACAACAATTTGATCATCGAGGCCGAGTTTGAACCTTTTTCGGCGCTTATTTGCAACTATTCGGGCAGTGGTGTCAACGGCGCTTCTAGCACAACCACAGTTGTTCCAATTGCAGCTCTTGGCGCAGCTGGTGCACAGGACACGTTGCACGATGCTCGTGCTTACCCATCTGCTGCTCACAAATCGTTTGGCGGTGCAACCATTGGTGCTGTGCCTGCCGACACAGTGTTTTATACCAGAAAGCGCTATCTGGAAGACACACTTGCCAATTCGTACACTCGGGGCCGCGATTTGCGAACCGGCAATGATTTGCCAGGCGTGTCTGTTAGTTCGAATGCATCCATCACGTCCAGCGATTTGGCACAATCTGACTTTCCAGTCAGCGTGGTGTCGCGCGTGTTTTTCCTTGGTCCCGAGGAGCGCACTGCTTTTGCCAGCAACTCGTTTAGCCAGACAGTCGAGGCATGCCAGCGCATTGCGCACTCCACCACCCAAACCACCAGCAAGACGTACCGCACAGACACGTTCCAAAATGCTTCGTCAGTCATGTACGTTGTGCCAATCTACAAACCCAACAAAGCTGCCAACGACTACTTTTCGATGGGCGGCGCATACGATTTGGTGCGAAGACAAACGTGGCCAGCTATTAACAGCATCGAACTGTCGACCAACGGTGCAACACTGTATGCCAACTCTGACGAGTCCTTTTACCGCACAGTGCAGCCGTATGCCCACCACGCCAATGTGTTGGACTCTGGTCGCCGCGTGTACGCGCTGAACTTTGGCACACGCGCTAATTCGCGCGGGCCAGTTCAGTCTATTGGTTATTTGAACTTTTCACGCACAACCAACTCGCAGGTCACTATCCAGCATGCCAGCAACATGTGGGTTGCCAAATCGTCTGACGAGACACGTCTTGACGGCAGCGCGGTCCGCGGCAACTTGGCGGCTTCCAGTTCTGTGCAGCTGGACATTGAGTTCATTCTGTGGAACTACAACTTGCTGACCTACAAGGGCGGCATTGCAGGCTACCGCTACACCCAGTCCAACAACTCGTTGTAAACAAACAACAAAACAACCAAACAACCAAAACAACCAAAACAACCAAAACAACCAAAACAACCAAAACAACCAAAACAACCAAAACAACCAAAACAACCAAAACAACTAATCATAATTCTGATCGTTATATTTTATTTTCACATGTTATAACAAACCATTTATCAGTCCATACAACCCATACAACCCACACAACCCACACAATGGCAGTTGGTCAAACCACATTTACGGTCGCCAACGGCGCCGTGTTGCAGTTGCATGCCGGCGGCAACATGGCCGACTATCTGTCGGGCGATCCCGATGCCACTGCGTTTAGATACACGTCTGTTAGGTTCACCAGTTTCGGCATGGCCTGGTTCTTTGAAAACTTCGACAAGGGCGCAGCTTCCTATCTAGGCGAGGCGCTGACATACACAGCCTCGCGCAACTGCGACATCCACGAGATGACGTTGTTCAGGTACGAGCTGCCAGGTATCGGCAACTTTCAAACGTACTCTGACTCGCAGCCGTCACACAACTCGGGTGGCACACTCAATGCTGCTACGGGTGTGTACACGGCAGAATCCGATGCGCCGCGCAACGAAGCCCAGGTGTACGAAATTTTGCACAACGACATATGCCCGGTGTATCAAGCCCTCGTGTCGCACACCACAACAGTCACCAAAATGAAGCTGCATTTGTTGGCCAACACAGGCATCACCGGCACCTCGACCACAGAAACAAATGTCAAAACAACCAGCATAGGCGTGACTGCCGCAGTGGGCAACTTCCGCCGCGAGAAACGATCGTCGTGCGTCGCCGAGTCGTTTTTTGAATCCACCGATTCAACCAACTTCTACCGCCTTCACCAAGGCCAGCCGTACTACACAGACGGTGTTGCCCTGGCTGCAGTCAAACACGTGGAGTACAAGGTTGGTGGTCAGCGCATGGATCGACACGACAAATACGCGCTGTACACTTGGATTTTGTTGAACAGCGGCAGCATTGGAGTGCCGTTCGACATGTGCGGCCTGGCCTCATCGACTGCAAACAACAACATCGAACTGAAATCTGCATCTATGTCGTTCCAAGTCAAGTACTGTCCACTAATATTTTCATTTTGCAGAGCGCCGTCAATGGGTGCGCCTCTGATTAGCAACATGTACAACAATTTAATTATTGAAGCAGAGTTTGAAGCTTTTTCGGCTCTGATTTGCAATTATTCAGGAAGCCAGCCAAACCATGCTTCTGGTGTGTCAGCCGTGCGAACTTATGCTGGCTTGAATGGTGACGGGACACCACTTGGCAACGCCGAGCACCGGGCGTACCCATTGGCGCATCATAAAGACTACGCGGGTGCAACTATTGCAGCCATGCCAGCAGGCACACAGTTTTTTACAAAAAAGCGGTACTTGGAGGACACGCTTGAAAACTCGTATTCGCGCGGCCGCGATGTGCGCACTGGTCGCGATTTACCTGATGTGACGGCCAGCACAAGCGCAACTATTGTGGCTAGTGATCTTGCACAATCTGACTTTGGTGTGTCGGTTGTATCGCGCGTGTTTTTCCTTGGTCCCGAAGAGCGCACTGCTTTTGCAAGCAACTCGTTCAGCCAAACCGTCGAGGCGTGCCAGCGCATTGTGCACTCCACCACTCAAACAACCACCAAAACGTACCGCACAGACACTTTTCAAAATGCATCGTCTGTCATGTACGTTGTGCCGGTGTTCAAACCCAATCGTGCAGCCAGTGACTACTTTTCGATGGGTGGTGCATACGACGTGCTTCGCCAACAAACTTGGCCAGCCATCAACAGCATAGATTTGTCGACAAACGGCGCAACGCTGTATGCCCAATCCGACGAGTCGTTCTTCCGCCAAGTGCAGGCATATGCACACCATTCAAATGTGCTGGATCCGGGTAGGCGGGTCTACGCAATAAATTTTGGAACGCGTGCTAATTCGCGCGGGCCTGTCCAGTCAATTGGTTACCTCAACTTTTCGCGCACGACCAACTCACAAGTTACCATTCGGCATGCAACCAATATGTGGGTTGCCAAGTCGACCGACGAAACACGAAGCGCAAATGGCAGTCTGTCACGCGGCAACTTGTATGCTTCTAGCTCCACTCAACTGGACATTGAATTCATTTTGTGGAACTACAACTTGCTGACCTACAAGGGCGGCATCGCAGGCTACCGCTACACCCAGTCCAACAACTCGTTGTAAACGAACCAAAAATCCATGTGGCAGTGATGGCAGTGATGCCAAACTTTGCTAATTTAATATGTAATTACTGGTTGCTGAGTCGGTCCACGTAGTTTGCCAGCCACTCGTTGAACTGGTGGCGCAGCACCAGGTCGCGCTGTGCAGTCGTTTTTTCGTGGTCGTAGACTCGCTGCTTGATTTGCTCGACCAGTGCCACGCGGTCTTCTGGTCTGGCAGCGCTGCACTGCTGGCACAGCGCGTTCAGGTCCTTGACGTCCAGCACGCCAGTGTGCGGCGTGTGGCGCTTGCAGTACATGAAGTTCTCGACAAAACAGTTGCCCGACTGGTTCGGCACAAACTGGTCAAAGTACTTGCAGCGCAGTTTCAGTGTTGCAAACACCAGCTGGGCCAGCAGGGCGTCGCTTTCTGGGTGTTTTGGTGTGACGACTGGCCGGTAGATGTCGGCCACTTTGCCGTTGCCAAACAGCACATAGATGTCCATGCACAGCTTGACCAGATCGATCTGGTGAAACACACCCATCACACCCATCTGGTCGGCATCTGAACCAATTGAACCAATTGAACCAATTGAACCAACTGAACCAATTGAACCAACTGGGCCTGGTAGGCTGGGCAGCACAATGTCAATGCCAGTCATGTGTTGCAAGAACGCCAGCACGTCTGGACGGCTGCGTGCCAGTTCAAACAGCCTGCACCGCAAGACTTCCAGCTTGCTTTCCAGCGAAATGTTGGTGTGGGCACAGTTGTGGCACGGACCAGTGGCGCGCACCCTGGCTGCCTTGCAGTTGCCGTTGCTGGCACAGCTGGGTATTTGGCCAGATGCAGGCCGCCTGCCTCGGCGACGCATGTCTTGGCTGGCATGGCTGGCATGGCTGGCATGATGTACATGAACCGACTGGCCTGTTTGGCTGGACAACATTTTAATTGGCACTAGAAAACCAAACCAAACCAAACCAAACCAGACCAAACCAAACCAAACCAGACCAAACCAAACCAAACCAAACCAAACTACACGTTTTTTAAAGTCGACAATTTTAATTGTACATTGCCAGTATTGCCAGTATTGCTGCAAAAACAACAAAACCAACAAAAACAACAAAAACAGTATGCCAGACCAGACGATTAGGTCAACGTATGCTGCACTGGACAGCATCATGAACCGCGCAGCCAGTATGGACATGGATGCTCGGCAGTTTTCACACACATTGGCCACAAAATCCAGGCCACCAATACTGCAACCATACGAAATTGCAATGTATGCTGTGCTCGTCATTCTGGCAGTTGTCATCGTGGTGGTCATCACAACCACATATTGATGCAACAATTTTTGCGTTTGCTGGGTTTGATGGTTTTGATGGTTTTGATGGCTTGCCAGCCTGTCATTTGTTTGCATATTAAAAAACAGTGCCATACCTGGTACCTGGCATCATACCTGGTACCTGGCATCATACCTGGCATCATACCTGGCATCATGCCCAGCCAGCCAAACCAACCAGATGACCCAGATGAACCAAATGAACCACCAACCAAACTTGCCAAGTTACAACACAACACACCAACCCAACCAACACAACCAACCCAACCAACCCAACCAACCCAACCAACCCGACCAACCCAATCAACCCAACCAACCCAACCAACCCAACCAATACAACCAACCACAACCACACCAACCAAAACGACACCAACCCAAACCACACAAACCAAACAAACCAAACTAACCCAACAAACCAAACAAACCATCATTAACCCGGTCAAACCAGTTGTCCAGGCCAGCCCTGTCAAACAGACTGTGCAAACCAGTCGGTCAGTTGTTGGACCAGATGGACCAAATGTGTCCAGTGATCACAGCAATCACAGCCTGACTGTCAGGACATTGTGCTTGCCTGGCCAAGACAAGCATGTGTGGGTAGTTGTGACTGGCACTGGCGAAATTGGTCTGGACTACACGCTGGCCAGGCTGGACTATCTGCAAACTGTGTTGGACAGCATCGCCAAGTCCAAGCGGTTCAAAAAGTTTACCTTTTTGTTTGATTTCAAGCAGCTGACCGACTTTGTCGACATGGCCACCATCCGCCAGTTTGGCAAGTTCATGGAACACAACCACGACTTGTTTGTTGCCAAGCTGACCGAGTCGCACGTGCTGCTGCGCCGCACCATTTGGCGGTTCGTTCTCAACACACTGCTGCTGTTTAGGAAACCAGTCAAGCAGGTGCTGGTCGACTCGATCGATGCCGACATATACGCCGCGCTGGCATAGCATCAAACAAACAGTGCGTTTTGCAAAATAATTGTAAAAAAATAGTTGGTTGTTAGAAAAACAGTTGTTTGGCCAGTCATGACCAACATAACCACAGGTCCATTGCAAATAAATGCACAATCAAGCAAATTGTTTTACTATGCAGGTCTTCACTTTTGCAAAACCCAGTTGGCGGAACGAAACAGGGGCTCACAAGTAAATGACAAACGAGCCCTCACAGATGGTACAGGTATCTGGTTTGACAATTGCGCCGCACGCACCACCCAACTGCCTGCACAACAAACTATCATAACACCAGCCCAGTTTGTTACCATTTTGTTTAACCCGCTGCACACACTCCCAGCAACAACAGTGTACACAATGTACGACGGAAACGCATCAACCAAAACAGACATTTTGAAAACGATTCAAGCGTATATGACGAAAGTTTCTGACATATTGTTAACTCACCACATTGTGTTAGGTAATGGCACATTTCTTCAAGGTGCACACATCATTATTTCATACGATGACGCAACACACGCGCAATATGTAAAGGTATTATCAATTGGCCAAACACCATTAGGCACAGACTCATCTACTACATTGCAAGGCTATGTGTTCAACGATGATCGTGTGCTAAACAATGGCATGTCGGAAAACGCAGTGTGGCTTCCAGACCAACCTGGTCCTATAAAAGTGTCTGTTTGGATCAAACAAAAACTTGGAAACTCACTGCCCACGGAACTGTGGAACCGACACAACTACATCAGCTCGTTCACGCGACTGCTGCTTGATGCGTTTCGCGCAGCGTTGCCGTTGTACAAGCTGTACAGCCGATCTGGTGAAGTTAATGTGCCATGTTTACAGTCATACGCGTTTAGTGTAAGCAACAACAATTCAGGCCAACAAACAACTTCTTTTACCAAAACAGAGGTGGCGCATGCGTGGCGCCACCTCCCAATTCGCGAAACAGACGTCATTGTTGGCATGGTGTGCTATGTTAATGGCTTAGCTGTTAGCAAAGTAGATAAAACACTAACGTGGGTTGAGTATCACATCGACGGTGACAGCGATGAGAACGGCTACACAGGTGTGAGATGTGTAACTTTGCATGAATATGTTTTTGCAGTGCTGGCATGGCATCAGCGCCACAAAAATGTGCAAAAGATTATACGTCATTTGTGGCCTGGGCACAGCACATTTTCGTCCGGAATGGTTCAGAGTTTGCCAATGGAGGTGTTGATGAATGTGTGGATATGTGCAAAACACAAACGGTTTCCACTGACGGGTGGCATTTCGACACCAAAAGCACAACAGTTGTTGAACGACTATGGCAGTTCAGAAAAAAAATTGCAGCAAAAGCTGTACGAAAAATATGTTGAATTGCAAAACAGACCAAACAAATCAAACATGACTCGTGGCACCAAGGTTTTAGTACTAGGCTTGATTGCGATGGCCGCATTGTACTACCCGTATGACGACTATCCGGCCGAATACACCGGCACAACGCCTGTTGGCGATGCCGAGGCACAGATCACAGAGCAGCACACACAACAAGCCACTCCAAGTATGCCAACGTTTAGCGATACATATGGTAACAAGACGTATATGACGCCTTGGGACAGCAGAAAAGCTGTCAATGATGCACAGCATCAAAACATGGCGATTGCAGTTGCTCCGCACGAGCAACGTGTGTCTGTAAACACAGCAAATATGTCACACAACGCGCCAGTAGTGGCACCAACTCGTTGGCAGGCAGAGCAAGCCGACGCGAAAGGTCAGAAAGCACAACAGCAAGCGGTAGAGCAAGCAGCAAGGCAAGATGACAAACAGGCAGCCAAGGTGTCCGAGGCTGCTGAAAACAAAGCAAAGTTGATAAAACAACCGATTGCACAACACGCGTCAAGAGCAACACCCACTCGTGTGGAAACAGAGACCGCCCGTCGGAAAGCCCAAGACAACACGAGAAAGGAAGCGGAAGAAAAAGCGGCACAGGCAGTGCAAGCAGCACGGTTGAAACGCGAAAAGGAAAAGCAAGCGGCAGCACAGGCGACACGCGACGAAAAAGCTGGCAAACAAACACAGAACGCGGAAGAGCAAGCCCGTCAGCAAACGGCATACAGGTTAGCCGAGGAAATAGAGCAAGCGGAAGAAGAACAACACAAAAATGAACAGCAGAAAGCACAAAAGAAAGCAAAAGAGAACGAGACAGCAACGGAGCAAACGGTGGCAACTCCTCCTGCTCCTCTTTCTTTTCTTGCTCCTTCTCCTCTGCCTCTGCCTCCTCCTTCTCCTGCTCCTCCTCAGGAAGGTGAGAAACCGGCAGCCAAGGAACAACGCGAAGAGGAAGTCAATGCACAACAAGAAGAGGAAGCATACACCGATGGACAACAACAGCGTCAACAGCGTCGCGAACAACAAGTCAAGGCAGACAGGTTGGCCGAGGAAGCGGCAGCCAAGGAACAACGCGAAGAGGAAGTCAATGCACAACAAGAAGAGGAAGCATACACCGATGGACAACAACAGCGTCAACAGCGTCGCGAACAGCAAGTCAAGGCAGACAGGTTGGCCGGGGAAGCGGCAGCCAAGGAACAACGCGAAGAGGAAGTCAATGCACAACAAGAAGAGGAAGCATACACCGATGGACAACAACAGCGTCAACAGCGTCGCGAACAGCAAGTCAAGGCAGACAGGTTGGCCGAGGAAGCGGCAGCCAAGGAACAACGCGAAGAGGAAGCCGAGGAAGGCGAGAAAGCAGCACAGCAAGCCGCACGGAAAGCGGCAGCCGAGGCAGAGAGGTTGGCCGAGGAAGCAGCAAAGGAGGAATTAGAAAAGGCAGCGGAAGCAGAAGCAGCCGAGACAAATAGGTTGGCCGAGGAAGCGGCAAAGAAAGCGGCAGCCGAGGCAGAACGCAAAAAGCAAGCGGCAGAGCAAAAAGAAAAGCAAGTGGAAGAGGAAGGTCAGAAAACAGCACAGCAAGCCGAGGAAGCGGCAGCCGAGGAAGGTGAGAAAGCAGCACAGCGAGCCAAGGCAGACAGGGTGGCCGAGGAAGGTGAGAAAGCAGCACAGCAAGCCCGTCTGAAAGCACAACAGCCAAACCAGCCAAGCCAGCCAGAAGTGTACAATGATTTTTTGAAACTTGGCGAACCAACACCACATGTGGACAAGTCTGGAAATAAATTGTATTTTACGGATTTGCTGGGTGACAGCGCTTACTTTACCAACTTTATGTTTTTTTGCAACCAGCAAGATGATGTGCAAAAACAACGATGCAAAGTTGTTCAACGAGTGTGCCAAGCCATCTACATCGCAAACATGCGCCTGAAAGACCCAAGCACAGAAAGCAAAGAGCGAATCACTTTTTTAAACCGTTTATTGTCAGGCGGCACACAACAACAAAATGCTGCACGTGCCACATTAGTTACTGGCTTTGCAGAACGATTGAAAGCAGATAAGCTGAAAGATTTCACAGAGTATTATGCAGCGCGCATGGAATCGTACGTTACTAACGAACAACCTGTGTGGACTACATTTTTTGAATATATATATGAATATATATATGACTCCACATTGTATACAACAACTGTCCAAATAAACAATGTTGTTGAACAAGTTGTGTCCGTCAGCGGCCACAATGAGTCCGAGCTGGACCAAATACTGAACGTGATTGAAGCCATGAAACAAGTGTTGACCGTCATATTGGAACAACCAAACCAACCGTTGGCCGGCGGGGTCAATGTACTAAAATCGCTGTCGTTGCTGGTGGTTTTCAGTTCGCAGTTTGTCACATCAACAACATGGCACAATCCACCACCGTTGACCAACCATACACTAGATGCGCTGTGCAACCATGAGCATTTCTGTTCACTCGAAACATCGCGGCATCGCAAAATAACAGGCGATCCAGGTATTTATGACATTCAAATTACGGAAGCTCTTAAAGCGTGCATGCACCAAAAAAAATGCATAAATGCTGTTGAGGCAGCAAGTGGCTTCATCAACGAAACAGATGTCAAAGCCATCAACGAATTTTTTGTCAAACTTGATCTGACAGGCGGACTAACACCAGATGAGTATGGCCACCCAACCTACATTAACATGAAACAAGACGCTGGCTTTGCACTGGTACTTTCACAAAATGAACATTTTGCCAAACAGTATGTTGACTATGCACACGACAAAACACCAGCCAATTTTGAAGCTCTGACTGCCAAGCTCAACACGATAATTACAACCACGGAAAACAACAACTTCAAACAGTTCTGCACAGATTTCCGAACAGTGCTGGTCAATCACGAACGACACGAACGACACACCAGTCCCAAACCAGACTTGTTGACTCAAATCTTGACAGCAGCAGTGTTTGCATTCAGTATGTGGTTGACGTCACGACACTCGCCACACGTTTTACCATACGTCCGCAAATTGGTAAAACAGTACAGCCAAATGTTGCGCACGTTCATGAAGCAGAACTTTAGGGATCTCGTAAAGACACCAAAAACTTTTATTTCCGAAGTACGCAACAAACTCGGGCCTGTCGGCATCGGCCTGATTTCGACCATGGGTGTACTGTGTATGTATTTTGGATACAAACAGCCCGGCTGGATTGTCTGTCTAGGACTATGGTGGGTACACCTTAACACAAAAACACACATGCCAGAATGGATGACACAGTTGCTGGGCGACTCAAAATTTGCAAACATGGTGGTACAGAAAGGCATCGGCACAGTCAAAACAGTCTGTATGGTCATGCCACAGTATATTACCGCCCAAACGTCTTTAACTCAAAGCTTTGTGTTGCTTGGTGTTCCAAGTGTCGTTAGCCTTGTGCAGCATTGGGCATCGCCTGTGACGCTGCTTGACCCAGTGATTTACTGCGAATTGGGAGAAGTGAAACCCATGCTGCAGTTGGTGTACAAACACGTCCAAGCGGACATTGTCATTGCACGGTGGATGGATTTGACCGGCACGTGTGCATCCAAGCAAGACGAATCTGGCACAAATGTTATCATTATTACATCAACCGTTGGCTTGCCGTCATCATTCGATGTAAAACCTGTTAATGAAGCAACAGGCACAAAGTACATACCAGACAGAAGCCTAAAACAAATTGCTGGCACCGACAAATATTACGCAGCAGTGTACCAGCCAGAGTCTTCGCGTAACCTGTGTGACCGGCGTCTGAGCACGCTCGACGTAATTGCTAAACATGCCAACGTCCAATCTGTGCTTTCCAGACAAACAAAGAAAAACATGACACAGCTTAACGACTTTGACGTTAGCACTACCAAACAGACAGTATTCCCGTACATATACCAACAACAACGGGTTAGACGTGGTGGTGGTGGTGGTGGTGGTGGTGGTGGTGGTGGTGATGGTGGTGGTGGTGGTGGTGGTGGTGGTGGTGGTGGTGGTGGTGGTGGTGGTGGTGGTGGTGGTGGTAGTGGTGGTGGTCGTGATAATTTGCCGTTAGGCTTTATTCGACGCCCGGCAATAGGCAACATTAACGACCCGGCAATAGGCAACATTAACGACCCGGCAATAGGCAACATTAACCACCCGGCAATAGGCAACAATAACGACGTTTACGACCCTGACTAGTCGCCATCGTACGAACTTTCATCACTTTCGCTGTCAGTGCTGTCGGTGCTGTCGTCGTATGGTACAATAAAGTAATGTTTGTAAGTAAAAACACCACTTGGTAGTCGTTGGCATATCGTGTTCCACGCATCAAGCACAAAATCGGACTTGTAGATAATGGTGTATACTTTGCCGCCAATAGTGTGGACACCAGAAAGTTTCCACAACCCAAATGGAAGCTGTCTGTACCACGTGTCGTGACTGTCAATGTACAGCTGTATGGCATGTTCAGTGGAAGCAGGTAGTTTGCTGGAGTCATGACCAACAACACTGTCACCATCTGCGCTGCCAGTATCTTGGCTGCTTTGCTGCACAGGTTGTTCGGCCGGGTCTGTCTCAGACAGCAGCACCCACACAGCATCGCGCACCGAGGCGTTGTGTGTGTTTTGTGTGTACACCAGAAACATGCAAGTCGACCAGCAGTTGATAAACACAGGTTGTGTGATGTCGTTTGACAGCCACGCGATGCCGATGCCAAACGTCCAGGCAAACTGTTGCAACGATTTGAAAATGGTGCTTTCGGAATACGAATTATCGGTATCAGTATCTATACCAGCATTGTATTTGTTTTTCAACTCCCAGTTTTGCAAGTACTGGTCTGGACTGTTAGGACTATTCACATCGACCGTCCAGTCGGCTGCCAACAAGGTTTTCTTGGCCGAGTCATCACTGACAACTTCACTCCGATGCGTGTAGCTAATGTCAGGATTGCGAGGTATTTGAAGTGCTATGTACGTTTTGGCTTTCAAACACGCAATGATGTCTGTTGTTAACAAAAACGTGTATTGTTTGTGCGATTTGCAATTTTCGTGCACAGTTGTCCAAAATTTATCGTCATTGTAATGGTCGTTTATAATGTCAGAGCTGGCCAGCACTTGGCGGTGTGTGTCCTCTTCAACAGAACCACCTCTGAGACGCTTTGCAGAGTGTTGAGCTGGACTAGGATGTTTACGTTTTGATGTGTACAGCTGTTCATCTTGTCGCAAACGTTGATTACGTTTATTGTTTGAAAGCAACCATTCATGTTTGCGCTTGGAATGTCCACCATGACCATGGTGACCAACGTGACCATTGTGGTTGCCATATGTGGTTAGTTTGGCACGTTTTATTGAACCAGTATGTGTGTGATTTTTGCGCTTGTCGTGGTTGGTGTGGTTGGTGTGGTTGGTGTGGTTGGTGTGGTTGGCATGATGGACATGTTGGGTGTGCACTGGGCCAGATTGGCCAGACTGGCCAGACATGATGATTCAATTTTACACAGACTATTAATTTATAGCAACAGATTGCGGCGCCGAGCCTGGGCGACTAGGTCGGCATCCAGCATAGACCGCATCGAACTGTCCAAATGGTCTGCACCGGATTGGCCAGGTTGGATAGGCTGGTTGGCCTTGGCGCAGCAGCCAAACACTGTTTTGCACGCCTCGACAGTTTCGGAAACCTGGCTAAACAGCTGCAAGGCAAAGTCTTTCAGGTCGGCGCTGGACGTGTCGACCAGCAGGCTGCCCAGCTCGGCAATCAGCGCCAGGGTCTTGCGCTTTTGCTCGACTGTCCAGTCGGTCTTGGCAGCCACCGAGTGGTACACCACTGCCAGCACGATGCGCTTCTTTTCCTGGCCAGACTTGCTGGCAAGCAGCTGGAAGGCGTTGAACACCAGCAACCGGATGAACCGCACGACGCTGACGCCGTCCAGCTGGTTCGACGAGTTCCACGACGCAGCAATGTCGACCATTTGCTTGACCGACTGGTCGTCCAGGTCCAGGCTGGACATGTCGTCCAAAATACCAGTATCTGCCAAACTGGTCGAACTGGTCGTATTGGTCGAATTTGAAATCGAACCGTCTGGGTCAGACATGGCGTTTTTATCAGCATTCTATTTTGTGTTGATTTTGCATCTGGCTTTGTAAAACGCATGAATCAACCATGTCAACCAACCAAACCAACCATGTCAACCATGTCAACCAAACTAACCAAACCAACCAAACCAACCAAACCAACCATGTCAACCATGTCAACCAAACCAACCAAACCAACCAAACCAACCATGACGACACAGACCAGTTGGCCAGGCATAACAAGATTGACATTATGTCGTTGATTCTAGACTTTTCAAAGCAACATGCAGGCATGACCATTGCATATTTGTTGTTGGTAATTTGTGTGACTGTGTTGGAAGTGTTGTTGGTGTCGCGCGTGGTGGCTGGCCTGCAGAAAAGCATCAGCCAGGCATGTGCGTCCAGCACGATGCGCAGCCTGGTTGTTGTGATGGCAGTGCTTGCATGCTGTTTGGCAGTTGGCTGGCTGACTGATTTTGTGGAAAACAAACTGTTTCCCAACTTTGTGGCGTTTGCCGAGACGCGCATGGCCAAGCTGATTCTGGAAAAGAACCAGGTGTCGCCGACAACGATCGACGCCAACATCTACCGCCAGCTGATGCAGCGCACCAGCTCGTCGGCTGCGCATGTCTACCAGCAGGTGCTGTACTCGATTGTTCCGGCCAGCATCGTGCTGGTGGTGCTGCTGGGCTACTGCTTTGTGTCCAGCTGGATTTACGGTCTGGTGTTTGTGGTTGTGCTGGTCGTCGTCGGCTTGGCCATGATGGCTGCCAAGCCAGCTGTGCTGGACATGGCCAAGCAGCAGGAAATCAACTCCAAGCGCGTCGAGTGGCGGGTGTTTGACGTGATGGCCAACATCCCAGTGGTGGTGTCCAAGAACATGGTTTCAGCCGAGCAGCACCGCATTGCTGGCGAGCTGTACCACTTGGCCGACCAGAAAAACCACTACTTGCAGCGCGTTGAAAACCTGGGCTATTTGGTCAAGCTGGTCACGCTGTTGGGCGTGTTTGTCGTGCTTGCAATCAGCATATTTAAATTTGCCTGGCAGGCCAGGCTGGCCGACAAGCCAACCACACCGATGACACCGATGACACCAACCAATGATTCGACCAGTGTGGCCTGCCAGGCCAAACCGACCGACCAGATGACGACCAGCATGTTGATGTTGCTCAGCGTGCTGCTGGGTGTGCGCAGCCAGTTTGCCAGCACGACCAAGTCGTTGTCCAACATGATGGACAGCATGGGCAAGTACCAGCACATCGAAGGTGTGGCCGACTCGCTCAGCAAAGTCGAGGTTCGACAAGGCCAGCTGGATGCGAATGCAGCCAGCGACCACAGCTTGCAGTTTGTCAACATTGGATTCAAACATGCCAAACCGTTCCAGTTGAACCAAACCAACCAAACCAACCAAACCAACAATGATGGTGATGGTGATGGTGATGTTGATGTTGGTGGTCAGATGCTGATTCGTAATGTCAATTTGGTGGTCAAGCCGGGCCAGCCGACTGTTATCCAGGGCAAGTCGGGTTCCGGCAAGACGACGCTGGCCAAGATGTGTGTCAGGACAGTCGAGCCAGACACTGGCCAGATACTGCTGGGCAAGCACGACATTCGCGACTACGACCTGGTCCAGCTGCGCAGCATGGTGGCACTGGTGAACCCTGACCAAAGTCTGTTTAACGAGACACTGCTGTACAACATGGTGTACGGCAGCACCTCCGACCAAGCCGAGGCGACTGCGCTGGCGCTGTTTGACGAGTTTCGGTCAGTGTTTCAGAACCGGCAGGCAACGGACCAAGCAGGCATCCAAGGCTCGCATCTCAGCACTGGCCAGAAGATGCTGATCAGACTGATCAACCTGTTTGTTGCTAACCAAACCAACCAAACCAACCAATCCAACCAATCCAACCAAACCAACCAATTCAACCAAACCAACCAAACACATGCACAGGTGTTGATATTTGACGAGCCGACTAGCGGCTTGGACGACGCCACCAAGCAGATGGTGATTAAAATGATTGCCAAGCTTGGTGAGACGAATACTGTGCTGGTCATCACCCACGACAGCGACTGCACCACTTTGGCCAAGCAGCTGTTTGTTCTGGAAAACTGCCAGCTGCGACAGGTTGACCAGGTTGATCGGGTTGATCGGGTTGATCGGGTTGATCGGGTTGATCGGGTTGATCATGTTGGTGTTCAACATGTGTCAAATGTGTCCAACATGACAACATGACAACATGAAAACATGACAACAATCCAAACCGAACAAAAACATCCAACAATTCATGACAACATGACAACATGACAACATGACAACATTCCAAACCGAACAAAAACATCCAACAATTCATGACAACATGACAACATGACACCATGACACCATGACACCATGACAACATGACACCATGACACCATGGTGCGGCGAAGTGGCATGTAACCTGTGCGGGTTGTTGGATTGAATAGATTGTTGGATTGTTGGTTGGATTGGTTGGATTGTTGGTTGGATTGTTGGTTGGATTGGTTAGGATTGGTTGGATTGGTTGGGTTTGGTGAGGTTGTTTTTTGGCAATGAGCACCCACGGCCTGGTGAATTTGGCAGTCAGGCCGGATGTGTTTGCAAAGGCCAGCATGTGGTTGGGTCAGACGGTGACGGCAGTGGGTTCTAGCAGCTGCAGCATGGTGGCAGTCATCATGCCGTACGATTACTGGAAGCACACCATGGAAATGTACAACTTGCTGACCGGAGACATTGACGAGAACGCAGCAGGTCTGCGGCCGCTGTGCCACCGCGTGGCCAAAATGGTGCCAGGCGTGCTGCGCTGTTTGGAACGGCTGCGGCTGGCCGACAGGGAGCGCGTCGAGCTGATTGCCAAGCATGCCGACAAGTATGTGTTTGGCTACACCGAGAAGTTCAAGGCCATGCCGTCGCGCCTGGAAGCCCACCACCTGGTGGTCGGCAAGACCAAGCTGGAAAGCTGGCTGGTGTTTGCAGCCAGCCTGCTGTGCTGGCTGGACCTTTTGCAGCAACACAACATGGTGCACTTTGACATGCTGCCCCAAAACCTGGCTTTTCGTCCAGCCAGGTGGCTGCTGATTGATTTTGGCTTTGCTGTGATCCACAACACTGGCAACACTGGCAACACTGGCAACACTGGTCGCACAGGCATGATCAACCAGAACCATCCTGGTTGTGCACAACCAACACAACCAACACAACCATCACAACCAACACAACCAACACAACCATCACAACCAACACAACCAACACAACCATCACAACCAACACAACCAACACAACCAACCAGCCGGTTCGACGGTCCACCAGTCAAATTGGCCAAACTGACCACATCGGCAACAACGACCACATCGGTAACAACGACCATATCGGCAACAACGACCACAACGACCACATCGACCACATCGGTTGGTCCAACTGGTCAAAACCAACCACAACAACCATACAAACCATACACACCTGACCAGGCGTTTGCGCAGCACGCCAGGGCACTGAACCGCCAGATTTTGTTGACCAACCCGCTGGTGCACATCGCCTGCAACATGACCTGCCAGCCCGACGAGGTCCAGCACTACGACGCCGTTATCTGCCAGTTGTGGAAGCACATTGACTTCTACCAGGTAGCCTGGTTGGTGTGGACAGCCGGCAACAAGCTGGGCATGCTGGACCAGGTGCAAGACATGCTGCGCAAGTGGCGCGTCGGTGTCGACGAGCTGGAAATGCCCAGTCCTGCGGCGCAGCACTACTTTCAAAACGTCAAAAGTGTGTTTGCCAGCCAGCACTTTTGGGCATGTGTCGACAAGCCGATGCAGCAGCCAATCGACAAGCAGTTTGTGCAGTTCATGTTTTCCAACCAGATTGCTGCGTTTCGGTCGTGCAGCCAGTGCTTCCAGATCATGCTGGAATGCTTCCAGCTGCCTGCGCAGAGCCTGTCGGACTTTCAAAAGTTGCAGTACAACAGCCCAAAACGCAGCTTGGTGCCAGGCTGCCCAGTTGGTCCAGATGGTTCAACCAGTTTGTGAACCATGTGCACCATTTGCACTATTTGCACTATTTGCACCATGTGCACCATGTGCTGGTTTGGTGTGTCGGGCTGTGATTTGGCCAGATTTGATTCAACATTTTAAACCGATTATGTTTGCCAATCTGCCATGTTTGAACGTGTTTGTGTTTTTACAACAACAACAACAACAACAACAACAACCACAACAACAACAACAACAACCACAACAACAACAACAAAAACAACAACACAGGCCAATTTGCCAGGTTGGCAAAGACGTGCTGTTTTGGTTGATGTCAGTATGCATGATGTATGTGGCGATTTATGCATGCCTTGTACTTGACCAACATGCACAACAACAACAACAGCAACAACAACAACAACAACAACAACAACAACACATACCAAATACGTTCAAAATATGTTTATTAAAAAACATTGACTGGTATTCATCATTCCTGCCAGCGACGGTCCTGACAGTAGTCTATCTGTTAGGTTTGGTTGTGGCGTTGATTGCGCTGTACCTGGTGCTCGGCAGACCAATATTCAAGCATGTGGGCAAGGACGTGCTGTTCTGGCTGATGTCAGTGGTCATGGTGTTTGTGGCATTCAGCACATGCATTTTTTTGTTGAACAACACGTCTGTTTTGCCAACATAGAATGTTAGGTTGTGTCCTGCATTAAAAAAGATAGTTTGGATACATTGCTGACAACCACAACACAACACAACCAAAACACATAACACCATTTGTGTGCATGTCTGGCATGTCAAACATGCTTGACGTGTTTGTGATTTGCTTGGAAAGCACGAAACAGAAACGCTGCTTGCCTACGATGCATGCATGGCAGCAGGTAGCAAGGCAGTTCAACTTGGCGGTCCAGGCCGTCAAGGCAACCACGCCCTCGGATTTCGATGCAGGCCAGAAAATCCATGTGTATGCCAGGTCGTACTTTTCCGACCAACTGGGCAGCCGCAAAACCACCGATGTGGTGGGCAGCGCAGTCGAGGCGGCGTGTGCGCTGTCGCACATTTCAATCTGGAAGCGCATTCTGGCAAGCCAAAAAGCTGCCATTGTGCTGGAAGACGATGCCTGGGACACACCTGCCAGGCTGTCTGGCCTGCTGGCGCAGCTAGGCAGCATGCCAAGCCAGTGCGAAGTTTATTTGTTAAAGTTCATTCCAACCACGTTGAAATGTGAACCAACTGACCAAACTGTTCAAACTGTTCAAACTGGTCAAACTGGTCAAACTGGTCAAACTGTTCCAGCATGCAAAGTCGTCAAATTCGCAGGCGCGACGGCCTACTGGTTGAGTCCGTCTGGTGCCAAGAAATTGTTGCAGTCAGCAGAACCCGTGGTGTTTCAGCTGGACATTTACATGTCGGCATGCATCCAGGCGCTGGATCTGCAAGTCTATACCAAGGCCAGCAACGCCATTTTGATGCACACTTTTTTAACAGATGCGTTGAAAACGTCGCTGGGCAGCAAGCACAGCCGGTCTAAAATCATGACGTATGGAAGCGTGTTGGCAGCACTGGTGGTTGTTTGCATAGCTTTGATTGTGTACTGTGCGCTGCGAGTCAACTATTTGAAAAAAATGTGTAGCAATTCTACATACAAAACCAACCCAATTAACCCAATTAACCCAGTTAACCCAGTTAACCCAATTAACCCAACCAAACCAACCAACCTGCCCAACCGTCCAAAACGACCAAACCAACCAAACCAATCAAACCGACCAGTCCGACCAATCCGACCAGTCCGACCAAACCAACCAAACCAACCAATCCGACCAATCCGACCAAACCGACCAGTACGACCAGTCCGACCAAAAAACTAGACATGTAATTTGTGTAAAACAAACCAAACAAACCAAACCGACACATACTCATTACGTCTGTTGTCATGGATACATGGCATGACATGACATTTTACCACATTGTGATGTATTTTTGCAATCCATCGACACCAACACCACCATCAACACCATTACCAACACCACCATCAACACCATTACCAACACCACCAACACCACCATCAACACCATCATCAACATCAACAACACCATCAACATCATCATCACCACCATCAACATCACCATCATTATCACCATCATTATCACCATCACCATCACCATCATCATCAACATCAACATCAACACCATTAACATCAACATCAACAACACCATGCCTGGTCCATGCAAGCGTAAACAACCAACCAATTCGAACAGTTCGACCAGTTCGACCAGTATGACAAGTTCCGAATCTTACCACACAAAACCTGACCCAGGTGATGAACTTGGCAAAGTTGACCAGCTGGGTAGACCTGGACCACCTGGACCACCTGGACCACCTGGACCACCTGGACCACCTGGACCACCTGGACCACCTGGACCACCTGGACCAACTGGGCCACCTGGACCACCTGGACCACCTGGGCCACCTGGGCCACCTGGGCCAGTTAAACGTGTCAGGTTTGCAGATTGCAAGTTCCACGACGGTCAACGAGGTGTGCATCACGTGCTGGACGCGCTGGTGCATGCATGTGTCAAAAAACACACGATTGTGTGTGTCGCCGACGTTGCTCTGACAATCAGTTTGACACGGCGCGACGTCGACTTGCAGCTGGTTGGTGTGTTGTTGTCCCAGCTGGCTACGTCGTTGGACAAACTCAACCAGCCTGTGCAACCTGTGCAACGTGTGCAAAGTGTGCAAAGTGTGCAAAGTGTGCAAAGTGTGCAAAGTGTGCATAGTTGGATTGGCAAGAAACGGTTAGTGGTGCTGCCAGGCGGCGGCGGGCACAATATGGTGCTTTGCGCCAACGACGCTGCAAGCGTTGTACATCTGAAACGTCTGTTTGACGACTATGTGCATACAGTTTAATGTTATGTTGTGACATGGTGTGAAATGGCGTGTTAGCCAATCACAGTTTCTTGGCCTTTCCAGTCTTGTTTTTGATGGTTTTGGTAGTTGGTTTGTCGTCCAGTGCAGTCTGAATCGGCAGCGCGATGCGCAGCATGGTCATGCTGTCCAGTGCTGTCACGACAATGTGCGTGTCTGAAAAGAACACACCCGACCCAGATGCATCGATGGAGGCCTTGCGGATGATTGCAGGAACATCCAGGTTGACTGGTTGGCTGAACACCAGAACTTTGCGGTTGTAGCCACTGACCCGGCCAAAGCTGGCGTTCATGTCGACGTTGGTCAGGCCAGTCATGTTGGCCATGGCAGCGAACTGGCGCAGCTCAGACTGCCAGAACTCTGTCTCGGTCGACCTGTTGTCGACTGCCAGGTATTTGGCGACACCGTTGGCATAGTACACAAACAGTTTGAACCACTTGGACGTGTTGGACGTGTTGGACGTGTTGGACGTGTTGGACGTGTTGGACGTGTTGGGCGTGTTGGGCGTGCGGTTGTGCTTTTCAAACTGCCTGGGCAGATAGTGCCTGCACCAGTTGTCCAGCTCCTCGGCTAGTGCCTGCTCGTTGGACTTGAAGCGGTACAGCACGGTAAACCGGTGCGGCCGACCAGTCTGACCAGCTGGACCAGCTGGACCAGCTGGACCAGTGACCCGGCGAGTTTGGTAAGCACGGTTTGTCCGGGCTGGTTGGTTGGTCAGGTTGGTTGCACCGGTGGGATTGGTCAGGTTGGTTGCACCGTTGGGATTGGTCAGGTTGGTCAGGTTGGTTGCACCGGTCAGGTTGGCCAGGTTGGTTGCACCGTTGGGATTGGTCAGGTTGGTCGCACCGGTCAGGTTGGTCAGGTTGGTCGCACCGGTTGGGCTGGCTGGTTGGTGGCTGACTGCCTGGCCCGACCAAACAGGCGTTTTCCACGCACCAACCGTCGAACCAGTGGTGTTGGTCTGTTTGGTTTGACCATGCTGACCATGCTGACCAGGTTGGTTGGTTCGGCTGGTTGGTTGGTCGGTTTGGTTGGTTTGGTCGGTTTGGTCGGTTTGGTTGGTTGGTTGGTTAGTGGGTTGGTTGGTTGGTTGGTCGGTTTGGTTGGTTTGGTTGGTTTGGTTGGTTTGGTTGGTTTGGTTGGTTTGGTTGGTTTGGTTGGTTTGGTTGGTTTGGTTGGTTTGGTTGGTTTGGTTGGTTTGGTTGGTTTGGTTGGTTTGGTCGGTTGGTTGGTTGGTTGGACCAGATGAAGTCTGGCAAGCCGTTGAAACGGCAGTTTTGTGCACATGTTCAAGCACCTGGTCGATGGTGTCGGCATAGTCCTGCTCGGAAAGCTGTGCGCAGGCCGCGGCGCATGTTTCGCGGATGGATTTGGTAGTTGTGATTGCGCGCTCGATGCAGGCAAAGTCAGTGTGGCTCGCCTTGGCCAGCCAACCGATCAACATCCAGGCGCGTTCAAGTGACGCCTGACTGCCGCCGTGGGCTGTTGCCTGTTTGGCAAACTGCTGCACAGCGAGGTCTGCCACCTGGATCAGCGTGTCTGCCATGGTCGCGGTGGTCGTGGCGGTCGCGGCGGTCGCGGTGGTCGTGGTCATGATTGCAAATTGGTTTCCAATGTGGCCAATCTGCTTGCACAGTTGCACAGTTGCACAGATTGAATTTCGTGTTGCCCAAAAAATGGCCAATCAACATATGTTTGGTGCTGCATTTACATGATTTACATGATTTACATGATTTACATTATTCATTTGCATCATGCACACAGACCAAACGGATCATTGTGGCGAAAAGCCAGAACAGGCTGGACAGGCTGAACAGCCTGAACAGCCCGAACAGCCCGAACAGCCCGAACAGCCTGAACAGCCCGAACAGCCCGAACAGCCCGAACAGCCTGAACAGCCTGAACAGCCCGAACAGCCCGAACAGCCCGAACAGCCCGAACTGCCCGAACAGCCCGAACAGCCCGAACAGCCCGAACAGCCCGAACAGCCCGAACAGCCCGAACAGATGCTGCGACCAGCCACACTTGTGTGTTCAAACCATACTGCACTGCCAAGCAGATTGGGCAAAGGCCAGTTTTGTCAACAGTCTGACCAATTTGACCAAATTGGTAGACCCATCACGACCAACACGACCAACACGACCCACGCGACCAACACGACCCACGCGACCAACCCGACCCACCCGACCCACGCGACCAACACGACCCACGCGACCCACGCGACCCACGCGACCCACGCGACCATCGCGACCCACGCGACCCACGCGATCCACGCGACCATCGCGGCCAATACAACCAACACAACCAACACCAACACGACCAAACCTGCCAGCTTGCAACTGGCCATGTGGTCGGTGCGGTTTGTCCAGCACATGTTTGCAGTCGACCAGCATGCTGTCGACAAGCTGCGCCAGATGTGCAGCCTGCGCCTGCCGTCGGTCTGGCCGGGATACATGCAAATGTGTCAGACGTTCCAGGCGTGCCTGCCGTCGTGCCCAGACGACATGTCGGCCCAGCTGGTGCTGGACCAGCTGGTCCAAGGCTTGCCGAAATATGTGGTGGAACACATTGATGTGTGTGGTCGACATGGTCGACATGGTCGACATGGCAACCTGTTTGTGATTCGGGCAGCAACTAACACAGCATGCCGGTTGATGCTGCCCGACAACACCATACGCGTCGACGACCAGACTTGCAGTTTTTTGGTGTTTGATGATGCGCGCGGCCTGGTCAAGCAGGCATGGTTCGACCAGTTGGACCAGATGGACCAGTTAGACTACAAATGCATAGCAGATGTGTACCGCACGCGCATCCAGCCAGATTTCCACCAACCAGTGCAGTACTGGTACAATGGCGACTGGCTGGTCGTGTCGGGAAAGCTGGGCACTAGCGCGCTGAACCTGACGACGTTCCAGCTGTCCAAGTGTCTGGATTTCCGGACCAAACAGGCCAGAATGCTGGCCAACGTTTGGGTTTTGGGCTGCAACCAGACGTGCCGCGTGGTGGACTGGCGCTGCCAGGCGGTGCTGCACACTTTTCAGCTAGCAGCCCACAGCCGTTTGGACGATCTGGTGGTGTGCCAGACAAGCCACCACACTGTCTTGCACGACAGGCTTGACCCTAGCCTGGCAGTGCGAGTTGTCAACCACGACAGCCACGTGACAATGCTTCACCGCGTGAACCAACCAGCAACCAGCATTGGCATGTGCCAAGACCAAGTCCAGGTCGTCCAGGTCGTCATGCCAAACCACATTGTGCTGATTGATTTGAACTAGACATTTACATTATTACAAAACTGACCAATCAAACTGGTAGCAACGCCAACACCTGGAACCAGTCTGCCTGGCTGTCATCCACATTGGTGCACAGGCTGGTGTGGGCGTCGGCCAGGCGTCGCGCAAAGAAATTGTCGTGGTGTCTGGCAGTGCGGTTTTGAACCCGAATCTGTTTCTCTGCTCTGACATCGTTGTCATGACCATCCGGCTTGTCGGATTGGACCATTTGGTCGCATGCTTTGCGTTTAGCTGGCCTGCCATATCTGGAACGTCGGCGTTTTGGTTTTGGTTTTGGTTTTGTTGTTGTTGTTGTTGGTGTTGTTGTTGGCGGTGTTGTTGTTGTTGTTGTTGTTGCACATGTTGTTGGTGTTGTTGTTGTTGTTGTGTGTTTGTGCACAGTTATGCCAGACTTGCCCGGCATTGTTGCAAAGCAGACGACTGGTCATGCAATGCTGTTATGTTTATATGTGACAACAAAAATTCATCATATGATGCATATGGTACATTGGTGCAGCCTGGCAAGTCCATTTTGTATTACAAATCACCCAATCACCCAATTACCCAATTACCCAATTACCCAATTACCCAACCACCTAACCACCTAACCACCTAACCAGATGATGCCCATGATGCCCATGTGGTTTTGTTTGGTTCCAGCTGTCTGGGCCAAACGGCCCAACCGGACCAACCACACTGACCACACTGACCGGACCGACTGGGCCGGCGTAACCGACAGTGTGCAAGTAGTTCAGGATGCAAATAGCTGAGTGTGTACCAGCAGTGTATGAACTGGTCCATGGTGTTGGCAGGTGTGCACGTTGTTGTTGTTGTTGTTGTTGTTGTTGTTGTGCACAATGTGGTCGGCACGTTGGTGAAACATATGTTGACCATGTTCAAAGTACCAAATGTTTTCAACATAATTACATTTTTAAACCAAACCGACAAACCAACCAAACCAAACCAAACCACCAAACCCACCACACCAACCAAACCAAACCACCAAACCCACCACACCAACCAAACCAAACCCAACGAAACCAAACCCAACCAAACATGGCACTGACGAATGCGCCAGCAACGCTGATTGGCAACAACCTGATGATGTGTCGTAACCGGTTTGGTATCTTGGACGATAACAACAACAACCAGGACAGTGTAATCCAGATGCATGCTTGGCTTGACAAGTTTGTCTGCCAGCATGCCGATGTTGTCCAGGCCGGCTGGTTTGGAACAACAATGACCCGCATCTGCATGGTCGACGACGACAAGCTGCACATTCTGACACACTTTTCCAGTTCAACCAATTCAACCAAATCAACCAGTTCAACCAATTCAACCAACCAGACCAGACCAGATGCAATCAGCAATTCTGGCATAGTCGACAGCATTGTTGCCGACAACGTGTATGTCGCCTGCTGGGTCAGCTGCGACCTGGTTTGCTGCCTGACCAACGACGCCGTGTTGCTGCTGCTGCCAGTTGCAATTCCAAATGAACCACATGAACCAATCGACATGTTGGACATGTCTGTCAGACCAGCCTGGCCGTCGTTTGACGTGGACGACGACACCGAGGACGTGTGCTGCGCACTGGGCCGAGCAGTGGCGTATCTGCACCAGTCGCCCATCGTCGAGCGCATCGACTTTCGCAGCTCAACTCGCCAGATATATTTCATGTCGGCGTTCGACAGCTTGGCCTGCACGCTGCGCCACCTGGTGGTGCTTGCTGCCACCAGGATTTTGGTCTGCGACCTGGACGCGCCAGACGTGCAGTATGCGGGAGTCCAGTTGGAAGTTCCTGACAAATGCAGCTTGTCGCGCCGCGGCGACGTGTTTCAAAGCAAAAAACATGCCGAATGGCAGTGCTGGGCCAACACCATCGTGCATTATGGCTGGCAAGTAGATCTGTCTGTCATGCACTAACAACAATTTTACAACGACGGCAAGCCCGCATACGGATCATACTGTTTGTACTGTTTGTACTGTTCATGTTGGCCATACCGTTCATGTTGGTCATACTGGTCATATGGACCACCCTCGCCGCCACGCAGGCCGAACCTGGTGGGTGCTTTGCGCTGACGTGAGCCACGGCGCGGTGGTTTTTGTTCTGGTTCTGGTTCTGGTATTGGTTTTGGTTTTGGTTTTGGTTGTTGTTGTTGTTGTTGTTGTTCGGCCATATTTTGGGTAGTAGGTCTGAAAAAACCATCGGTTTTGCCAAGACCACCTTGGTGGTGGTTGGTTGCGGCACCCCGGGTCAGTGTGGGAGCGGCATTGCTACCACCACCACCACCACCACCACCACGACCGCGTGTGGCAACACCACCGCGTCCCCTATCATTACTATGTTTACTAGATCTGTCAGCATTTCGACCACCACCACCACCGCGACCGCGTGTGGCATCACCATCACCACCACTATTACCACCACCACGACCACGTGTGGCATCACCACCGCGTCCACCACCGCCATCATGATCACCACTGTGACCACCACCGCGTGTGGCACCGCCACCGTTGCTGTTACCACGTGTATCATCACGGCCGTCATCGTCACCATCACCATTATCATCATGATCATCATTATCATCATCATCGTCGTCATCATCGTCATTGTCATCGTCATTGTCATCATGATTGTCACCATCGTCATCGTCACTGTTGCGACCACGACTACCATGTCCACCACCGCCACCTCTGCCAAGGTGGGTATTTTTGCCGATGACGAGGCGATCACTAAATTGATCCGCAAAACCGTGACGTGCTGTTTTTGGTTGTTGTAGGTTACGCATTCCGTGTGCAGATTTTGATGTTTTGCGACCACTATCTGCTTTTGTGTTGACAAGGTGTTTCATATGAAATTTTCGCTCAACGTGACGACGACCACCGTCGTTTGCACCACCACCACCACCACCACCACCACCACCACCACCACCACCACCACCACCACCACCACCACCATGGTCGTTTGCACCACCACCACCACCACGGTCGCTGGGCTTGCGTTTTCGCAGCTTTTTCAGTGTGTCCAAACTGGCCATACGCGTTTGATCAACTCGCAGTTGTTTGTAATTGTCAGCGACTTGGGCACTGTCTCTGTCAGCTGATTTCATTGTCACCACCACGTTTGCTTTTGACTTACAGTCTTCACCGCGGTCATACACACGGATGTCATTGGTTTGACCAATACGTCGCCAGCAGCGTCTGCGAGTATTTCCACCATTGACTGTGCACAACTGGTGTTTGGGATAATACAGATTGTCTGCTTTGTCCATAATCCATTCTTGATCGTCAATATTGCAATGTTTCTGCAAGTCTTCGCGTTGTTGACGCGGTTGACCTGTTTCACGGTGTTGGCGTGGTTGACGTGATTGACGTGCTGCATGTCGCCGACGTTGCACAATATCAATATCACCAAGAACGTTCGGAAAAACTGTTTCACCGCCGACCTCACATTGGCCAGCAACACATGTACGGTAACGCAAATCCAGACGCAGAGGATTACGTGAATGGTCGTCTGGGTGTTTCCAGATATATATTTTGTTGGAAAAGCATTTCAGCTTTTGGTTATTGTTTTTGCACTGCGCACGTCTGTGGAGTGTGGCAAGTGTTTTCCGCACGTGAGCATGAATGTCGTCGTTTGGTTCACGTTTTTTGGCGTATGCATTCAACAACCGTTCTTCCAGTTGGTAGTAATAATCACAGTTTGGTTGAGTGACTTTGACTGGTAAGTGACGCTTGTCTGGATGTTTTGGGACATCCTGGACAGCCTGGGCAGCATCATTGTGGTCATGACTGACACCACCTGTCAGTCGGGGATGCTTGGTTTTGCCGCCCTGCAAAGCGTGTTTGCGCTTGCGAGCATGGTCCCAACGACCAACACGGCTCACATATCTGCCACCATGTAACACAACACCACTGCCACCACCACTACCACTGCCACCACCACCACTGCCACCACCACCATTGCCACCATTGCCACCACTGCCACCACCACCCGGGGTTGCACCTGTGCTGTGTCTGGCCAACTCCAAAACTTGGGATTCACACAACACAATCAATTTTCCTGCGCCGTGCTGGTCGGTTGCAACGCGCAAAATGGTGTTGATTTTCGACAGTGGTTTGTCGTTGACAAACGCGTCGCGCTGCCGCCAGCCATCTGGGATGTGGCCAGTGCGTGTTTGTTTTTGTGATTGCGCATGTTTGCGCTTTTCAAACATGACCAGCTTTTTGTTGACAACACCAAACAGACGGTCGTCGGCCCACGCCAGCGACGTCACATTTGCAACTTCAATCGTGTAGTCCTTTGGCAACCACCTGCCGTTTTCGTCGCTGTGTGTGGGTATCCGAACAAACTTGATGTTGACAGCCTGTTTAGTTGCGTACGCAACGGCTATCACTGATTGTTTTTTGTTGGCCCAGCGCACATCCATGCAGCGTTTGACAACGGATGTTTGATCCATACCAATGTGATAAACGACTTTATCACGCCGCCGGGTAAAAACAAACTCGTAGTGTTCGTAACCGTCTTGTGGGATGCGGCCAATGTGGCAGTACCAATCTGTTGCAACGTTTGCTGCTGCAACAAATTCCATCTGGCCTTTTTCAATCGGATAGTACGCACAACTGTTTTCGTTAACCTCAACCCATAACGTCGGCGCTATAAAAAGCCGTGTGTTGTCAAATTTCAGCAAAGCAACTTCGTCAACCATCAGTTGCAATGCACGCTTGATGCCTTTCACAAGATCTGCACCGGCGCACGTGTTCAAATTTCGCACCGCTTGCGAGCCTTTGCGTAAAGTTACTAATTCAAAGATGTCGTGTGTGCCTTTTTCGACAGTTGTTTTATCAGTAAATTCAAATATGACTTCATTGTTGTGTCGCCTGGCAAACACAGCTTTTGCACTGTACAGCCGCCCATACCGTCTATCCGTAAGGTATGTCAAGACTGGAAAAGCATCCATGGCAACTGGGTGCTCGCGAAACGCTGCATGAACTGATGCCAGTGCGTTTTCCAGCGAGTGTGGTATGGCTGGTGGAAAGTGTGACTTGTTTGAATTCAAACTGTCACTGGCACTACCACCAACCCTGCCAGCCGGGGCTGCACGACCATTATCATGATCATCACCACCAACCCTGTCAGCCGGGGCTGCACGACCATTATCATGATCATCACCACCAACCCTGTCAGCCGGGGCTGCACGACCATTATCATGATCATCACCACCACTGTTCGACGGGACCGCACCACCATAATCCTCACCACCACCATTACCGCCATCATCACCGCCATAACCATAATCATCATCGTTGGTACTCAGGCTATGGCGGTTTGCACTCGCGTGAAGACTATGCACTGATTCCTGGCTTCTTGCCTGTTGTGCAGCGTTTGACAGAATGTCAGTCTGTGATCGGACAAGCGCAACTTCCTTTTTGACACCATTGTCAAACGCAAATGCCAAATTCTTGACATGGTTGTATTCAATTCTCACAGCATAGTTTTTGAACGGTTGTTCGCCTGCTCGCAGCGCGTACATGTCGAGCGGGTATTTGGCCACTGCGCACACGGCCTTCCTGTAGTAAAAATCGCCTTTGGTTTTTGGTTTCTGGAAGTACTCGACATAGTCGTAAAACACCACCTTGTTTTCATGGTGCGCCTGTGAGTATGTGTGCACGTGGTTGGCTTGTGGTTGTTTTTTTGCCGTCAAGTCCCGTTCAATAAGAACAAGTCGCACCAGCAACACTGTGTGTAGAATGCGGAACCAATCCTGCATATTTTGGGTGGTTGGACGTGTTTCATTGTCGCCAGGAAGTCGTGTGGCCCAGCTTGGTAAGTACCAGTGGTTCCCAAGGTGTGTGTAGTTACGGTAAGTCCAAGACGGCGCATCTGCTGGTTTGGTATCAACATTACTATCCGACTCAGCGTCAATAATCTCGCGACTTGCAGCAGTATGTTCTGTAATTAAAGCCTGTACTAACTCGACATACCTGTCAAGCATGCCTTTACCATCATGATTTAGCTTGTATTCGTATTTGTCGACTTCGGCTGTGGTTAACCCTTTGCGTATGGCAAACTCCACCCACCATGGCGTTTTGTTAACATTTGTGATGGTTGCGTTGTTGATGATAGTCGTGACTGTGCTCATTTGCTTCTACACAGCAAACCAAATTACCAAATTGCTTTTTTTTACAACACAATTTAAAAATTTATTGCACCAGGTCTATGTGTGCCGGCGCTTGGGCAGACGCAGTTTGTGCAGTGCCTGGCGCAGACTAGTCCGCACAGACATGCCGGAATAGGTGCGCTTGGTGCACAACTGGCGCACCATCGAACAAATGACCATGTTTTGTGATTTTTTGCTTGCAGTTTTGGTAGACTTGGCCAGTTTGGCAGACTTTCCACATGCACCTGACCGACCTGACCGACCTGACTGACCAGTTTTGGCAGGCTTGTCCGGCTCGGCGCGGTTGGTCACCAGGTCATACACATCAACCACATCAACCACATCAACCACATCAACCACATCAACCACATCAACCACATCAACCACATCAACCACATCGACCACATTGTTGGTACCAGGCTTGCTTTCTATACGTTCATTGTGTTCATTGTGTTCATTTTGTTCATCATTGCGAGCGCTGCCCAGGCCCACATGATTGGCAGAAACGCCCGAACCAGTGTGGTCAGCATACCTGGCATGGTTGGCGTGGTTGGCATGGATGGCGTGGTTGGCATGGTTGGCATGGTTGGCCTGAACGGCATGGTTGGCGTGTTTGGCATGGTTGGCATGGTTGGCGTGATTGGCACGTTCATGTTCGTGGTGGTGATCATCATGATTGGCATACTTTGCACGTTTGGCAGACCTGGTAGACCCGGTACGATCTGGGTCTGTATGGCAGACCTGTGAAAGTGCTTGCAATGTCTGATTTGATGTGCTGGATTCATCAGTTTGGTCAAATTGGTCAGTCGAGTTTAAATTGTCACTATCAACACTGCCACTGTCAACACTATCAAACCAGTAATTTTGGTCCGACGGGTAAAACTCGTCAAACGTGCTGCGTTGACAGTTTGGATGGCTGGCTGTGTTGGTTGTGTTGGTTTGTTTGGTTGATTTGGTTGTTTTGGTTGTTTTGGTTGTGTTGGTTGGTTTGGTTGGTTTGGTTGTGTTGGTTGGTTTGGTTGGTTTGGTTGATTTGGTTGGTTTGGTTGATTGGCATTGGTTGCACAGGTCAGTTTGACCAGTTTGGTTAGCCTGGTTGGTCTGGTTGGTCTGGTTGGTCTGGTTGGTGTGGTTGGTCTGGTTGCACAGGTCAGTTGTGTCGGGCTGGTATCGCTCTGTCATCCACGCGTCGTCGATGTTGTTGGCAACCAATTTTGCGTACAGTCGCTTGCCGGAACTGTGGGCCTGCATCAGTTTGGTGGACAAGTCGACAACCAGCGTCTTGTGCAGCTCCACACGCCGCACCAGCTGCTGCCGAACCAGCGTCTGGGCTGTGGGCGGTGTCTGGTAGTTGATCATTTGGTCGACCAGCATTCGGCAAACTTGCTCCAGACCTTCCACAAACTGGTGCTTGGCCAGCTCGACGCACTTGGAGGCAGTCGGCCAGCCAAAGTTGCGGTGGTTGACCACCATGTTGTCCACCAGGTCTGGCATGGAGACTGCAAATATGCAGGCATGGTTCTTGCTGGTCAGGATGTAGGCCAGCACGTCGTTGCGCTTGCGGATCCGGTCGAACGACGTCAGCGTGTCCACCAGCACAGTCGGGTACTTGCAGTTGGCCAGCTTGTCAAAGTCCTGCGACTTGCGCTGCTTGACTTCCAGCGTGGCTTTTCGGCGCTGCTTGGTTGGGTCGGCGTGGTCTGTCCACGACACTTTGATGTCGCCCTTGTCGGCATACAACTTTCGCTGCTTGTAGCTCGGCCTGACCACCAACTCGGCTGCCCGAATGTGGAAGTCGCCAATGCTGTCGGGCAGCTGGATGGTCTGCTGGATCAGCTGGACCAGCTTTCTGACATGGACATCGCTTTCTGCCAAGGCACGCTTGAACTGCTCGTCGCTTTGCATGTTTTGTTGTTGTATTGAATCAACCAATACAACCAATACAACAACCAATACAACCAATACAACCAATACAACCAACCCAACCAACACAACCAACCCAACCAACCCAACCAATACAACCAACCCAACCAACCCAACCAACCCAACCAACACAACCAACACAACCAACACAACCAACACAACCACAATAATCAACACAACCAAATTAATTTAAATGCCAATCAACATATGAGAGGCATGCAGTTCCAGCTTTGATTTGATCAGTTGGATGCGCGCAATGGTCAGAGCGTCTGACTCGTAGGTTCTGCCCAGCCTGCCCAGGCCTTCGATTGCCTGTGCAAACAGCCTGTGGTCCATGCCCGAAAAGTCTGACGAGCTTGTTTGGTTCAGCATCTGCTCGACAAATTCCAGCGAGGCGTCCTTGGACTGCATGTGGATGTATCTGAACCACCTGGTCTTCCAAGCCTCCCAGATGGTGCGCGACCGCTGGATAGTCAGCCGGTTGTGGTAGACTGCCAGCTTGTCGCCTGGCTGCAACTGGGCCAGCACGCCCAGCAACACATACAACCTATCTGCCATCCTGTTTTCTAGTATGAATGATAATTTTCGTAAACACAAACCACACAGGCACACAAACCACACAATGACACAATGACACAATGACACAAACCAATAAAATCCACACAAACCAATACAAACCACACAAACCAATACAATCACACAAACCAATACAAACCACACAATCCACACAATCCATACAAAATCAATACAAAACCAATACAAAACCAATACAAACCGACATGTTTGGTCGAATGGTCGAATGGTAATGGTCGAATAGTAGTATTGGTTGAATATGTCTACCACGCAGAGGCTTGCATTGCTTCCATTTCTTCGTGGCTAATCATCAGGTCACACTGTTGGTGATCGTCATTGGTGACAGCGTCCATGTCGTACAGCAAACTGTTGGCTGCTCCCAGTTGGCGGTTCTGGCAGGTGCGGTGAAACGTCTCGATGATCTGCTGGTGCAGTTTGCGCTGGCGACGCAGGCGCAGCTCCCTTGGCCTGTCGACACAACAGCAATTACCAATCCACAATTACCAATCAACCATTACCAATCAACAACAACAACAATTACCAATCAACAACAACAACAACAACAACAACAACAACAACAACAACAACAACAACAACAACAACAACAACCAACCAACCAACCAACTGGCAGCAATACACACTTTAATTCGCGGAATCCCAGTCGGTGAGCATGCTCGGCCCAGGCATGGGCAATTGTGCGCCATTTGCCGCGGTGGACCTTGTCGAGCTGGTTGGCCAGTTGGTCGAGCAGCATGTCGTGGCTGACTTGCCACTCGAACTTCTTTGTGCCCGTGTCGGTAAACTGCTTGCCGTGCGTGGCTGAGCGACAGGTGTCGAAGTAAACCGACGTGGCGCGCAGGTTGCGCTTGCTGTTGAACCTGGCTTTCAGCTGGCAAGTGCTGTTCATACCAAACCATACCAACCAAACAAAACCAACCACACCAAACCAACCACACCAAACCAAACCACACCAAACCACACCAAACCAAACAATCCGTTAATGCACATAATGCACATAATGCACGTACCAACCCGCCAACCCGCCAACATGCACACCATACCATGCTCACCATGCACACCATGCAACCATGATGCGGCGATGTGGCGGATGTGGTGATGTGGTGTTATGGTGGATGTGGTGGTAATACGTACGCCAGGCCGGTAAACAGTTTGTCGCGGGTCATTCGTTTCCAGTCGCGCCGGCCAGACGGCAGGCGGAAGTTGGCGTTGTCGTAGGCCATGTGGTTGAGCTGCACGTCCATTTCCAGGGTCCAGGCAACTGGCTTGTCGCCAAGGTACTCTGCCATCCGGCTGAGCTGCGACACGTACTTGCTCATGCGGATGCGCTCCTCGCGCGTCAGACTGGTGTCGCGCCGCCAAGCATGCAGCATGTGGCGCAACACCTCGGGACTGGTCAGCTGGGCGATCCGGCGCACGTACCATGCCGGGTTTTTCAGACGTCTGCGCACCTCACCGTGCTCACCGTGCTCACCGTGCTCACCGTGCTCACCGTGCTCACCGTGCTCGCTGTGCACACTATGCTCATCATTGGAATCATGTTTGCGCTTGCGCGACAATGTGTCGCCATGGTCGTCATGGTCGTCATGGTCGGCACGGCCGTGGTTGGCCTGGTCGGCATGGTTGGCCTGGTCGTGGTTGTCCGGGTTGGCCTGGTCGTGGTTGGCCTGGTCGGCATGGTTGGCCTGATCGTCATGGTCGCCCCATGCATAGTATGGTTGGGCATACACCACCACGTATCCTTTCTGGGCAGGTTGGGCAGTGTGGACCTGCCGGGCAGTTTGCATGGGTTGGTCAGGTTGGGTACACTGGTCCAACCGGTCCGCCGAGCTGTGACGCGCCACCAGCTCGTTGTAAAAACTTTCCAGCTCGCTGTTGAGTTTGCGCGTCAAACGGGTTCGGTACACATAGTCGCTACCAGCGCGTCTGACACTGACGACGCGACTGCCACGACCGCGCCTTCCACGTCCACCACGCCCACCACGCCCACCACGTCCACCACCACGTCCGCGACCACGCCCGTGTCCAGACACGTTGTCATCCACTGGGCTGGTTGGGCTGGTTGGGTTGATTGGGTTGGTTGGGCTGGTTGGGTTGGTTGCACTGGTTGGGTTGGTTGCACTGGTCGGGTTGGTCGGGTTGGTCGGGTTGGTCGGACTGGTCGGACTGGTCGGACTGGTTGACTCTGACAGCGTCAGACGAGCCAAGTACTCTGACAAGCTGCGCGGCACCCCAGGAATGCTGCTCACACAAAACTCTCTGCCAACTGCCTTTCGCAGAATGTATGCAAAACTGGGCAGCGCAGACATCGTGGCTGGCCCAAGTAGAAACAACAACAACAACAACAACCTCACACGCACAGTTGGGCTGATACCCAACCACAACCTTACACACAGTTGGGCTGATACCCAACCCAACCAAAAACCAAACCGACACCCAACCCAACCAAAAACCAAACCGACACAACCTGGTCGCACATGGTCGCACCTGGTCGCACCTGGTCGCACCTGGTTGGTGGTGGTGGTGGTGGTGGTGGTGGTGGTGGTGGTGGTGGTGGTGGTGGTGGTGGTGGTGTCCAGGGTGGTGCCCAGGGTTGTGTGGTGATGTCGGTTTGAAAAAACAAACAACACGAACCGCGGTAAAATACCAGTATTTTGATACATTATGCCTGTCCGACATGCTAGTTGACCAAATTTTTCACAATGTTGGGTGTGTGCATTACAACAATTAGGGCATTGGTTGTGGTTTACGTGGTTTACATGCTGTACGTACTGTGCGTACTGTACGTATGCTGTTAATATTACATTATGGCAGTTTGTGCTGGTCATGTTGGTCGTGTTGGTCGTGTTGGTCATGTTGGCCGTGCTGGTTTACTTTTTGTGTTTGTTTTGGTTTGGTTGGTTGTGTTGGTTTGGTTGGTTTGGTTGGTTGCCATGGCCAGTTGGCAGCGTGCCAGTGGTCAAGTTGTTGTTGGACAAGGTGTTGTGCCCAGATGTGGTGTTGGTGTTCTGGCCAGTGTTGTTGTAGTTGACAGTTGTTTGGCCGTTTTGCTGCGTCAGGTTCAGTCCTCCGTCGGCCATCAGCTTTGCAATCTCCTCCTGCTTTCTGCGGTGCAAAGACCCACCCAAACCCAGCGCAACTGCAATGACAACTGCCAAACCAATCGCAACCCATGCTTGTACCCTTCCTGAATCGCGCACGTCGGTGTTGGACAAGTTGTTTTTTGTGATGGTGACGTTGTCGTTGTACGACAGCCACAAGGTCGAGGCACCCGAGCCGATCAGAATGCAGCTAAACAGCACCACGTAAATCAACCAGTGCTTGCTGAGCGACGACGCAGCTGTGAAGTTGGCCTGCTTGGCCAGACCGAACTGGGTGTCGATCTCGTTCGGGTTGAACGGGTTGTCCGGCATGATGGTGCACAGACCAGCAACCAGCACACCCACGCCCATGCCAATAAACATGAAATCCGAGGCCTTGATGTTGTCGCGCTGCACGTCGTCGGTGCAGTCGGCGTTGCTGGTGCAGCTGACAGTGGCATTGTTGGTGCACTTGGCGTCCTTGCCGCACGTGGGCACGTCGGTCAACAGGTCGCTGTCGTGCAGGCCCAGCAACGACTTGCCGAAACTGGACATCTTGGACACACCTGGCACCGTTGGCGCAGCCGGCGCCGACATGGACGACATGGATTTTGTACTGCCAGTCTGGTAACCAGTCGGCTGGCTGGGTGTGTCGACGTTCTGGGCGCACACTGTTGCAGCGCCGTAAATACCCATTGCGCCCAGCACGATGACCGGCACAGACATCATGATGATGAACAGCGCCTGGCGCACTCGTTTGTTGTTGATGATCTCGACCAGCGACACCAAAAAAGCCATCAAAATACCAATTCCAAGCCCGAAAAAGAAGCTGCAGGCCATTCTGGCAGGCTGGATCGGTGCCAGGTTTTCTGTCATCTGCGACGCCTGGGCCTTGGCGACGTCAATCAGCGCCGAGTAGGTCGACGTGCCAGCCGCAGCGGCAAACACAGTCAGGCCGCCAAACACAAACAGCATGATGTTGGCCAAGATGTTGTGCGGCAGCAGCGTGAACACGGCTCTGCCCTGTGCGTCGGTGATGGTGATGTTCCTGGCAGAGCTGTTGACCTTGGCGGTGGCCAGCCTGGCCACTTTGCGGGCCTGGCGGTCGGCCTGGTCCGAGATCATGTTGGCCTTGACACTGACCTGGTTGTTCTGGGCATTGGTGTTGTTGTATGCCATGTTGATCGCTGCTGCTGCGCCTGCTGCGCCAGTCACTGCCAGAGCACCGCCCAAGTGGTTGCTGTTGTTGCCAGTGGTGTACAGCACGTTGCCTTGGTTGGTGTGCTGGTTTGGATTGTTGGGATTGTGTTGTTGGTTTGGATTGTGGTTGGGGTTGTTTTGCTGACCCAAAACTCTGGTGTCGTACCAGCGTCCTTCGATTTTGGCAAACCTGGGATGACTTGCAAACACACCCTCCCAGGCATACCTATTTGTTCTACCAGTTTGAAATTCGTTTTTCAAGCCATTTTCTATCGCCGTGACCACCATCTGGTGCTGTGCCCTGGACTCGTCGTTGTTAGCTTGCTGCGCCATCGCCTGGTGCTGCTTGTAGGCAAAGTCCATGCCGTATTTGGCAAGTCTGGACAGCAAGTCTGTGTTTGCTTGGCCAGATTGTCCAGTCTGGTTGGTTTGGCTATTCTGGTTGGTCTGGTTGGTTTGGCCAGGCTGGTTGGTAGACATGTCAGATCGAGAAAACATATTTTCGTAAAGATTCAAACCTTTGACAATGTTCGTTGGGTTTTTTGTAATTTTTGCCTGGTCGATTTGCTTGAATTGTGTTGCAAAGTCGCTTTTTTTGTTTGGCTGGCTGAACGTTCTATACATATCAAGCACGTAAATTGCTGTTTGGGCAGGAATGCCAAGACCAACCAACCAGTGCATCAATGCAAGTATTTTCCGGCTTGTGTTGTAGCAAAAGTTTTGGTTTAGTTCGTATTGGCGAAAAGAATACGTGCCAATGTCACTGTCGTGGTTTTCTGTTATTGCTGCATCAAACTGAAGGTCTTGCAACCCGTCGTACTGCCCGCCACCTGTCAGTGTACGATTGGTCCTGGGCATGGATGCATTGCCTGTAAAACACCACATCATGATTTGTTTCATCAGCCGGTCAGTTTTGCTTTCCTTGGTGCTAAGCGCATTTTGCTGGCGGTACTGATCGGTCATTGTTTTGTAATGTGCTGCAAACAAGGGCAACGCTTCAAAGTGACAGCTGAAAGGCTTGATGTCCATCATGTCGTAGTCAATTTTCAGATCTGCACTGTCGTTTGGACACACCAAATTGGTTGGAAGTTCCAGTTCTTGTGCTAAATACAACACCATGTCGCCGAACCCGATTTTGGACAGCCAGTCGGCTTTCTTGTCCGAAGATGCAAGCGCAGGCACATATCCTGGCACCATCTGCAGCGGAATGTTTTGCCGGCAAGCCAAGTAGTATTTGTTTTCACCGTTTATCCACGATACATTGCCTGTGAGCTTCATCACAAACGGCAAATCAAATGCCAGACGTTGGTTGTTGCGCTCAGCGTACATTTTGTGGTGTTCTTTGCAACTGAGTCGCGCATCGTTGACTTTGACATTAACCTCGTGAGGATCAACGACATGCAAGTCAAACTGCACTTCACAGATGTTGCCTTGAATTTGCTCTTGCAGTTGCATGTCAATTTGGTACGTGTCAGCAAACTGGCCTAAACAAGCTGCAACACCAGCCAGTGCACAAATGTATCGCACCACGTAACCAAGTGACGTCAGATATACACCCTGTGCCTTGCCCATCAGTAATTCTGCTGCAGTTTTGTATTTCAAATGATCGCCTTGAAGGGTGTTAGTGGTGCTTTGCATGCCGTTTTGTTCAAACAGGGTTATTTCGTTGCTGTTGTATCTGGGTACACGCACAGATATACCATCTGACGATTGTGTCAAGGTGTGGTGGATATAAGTCAACACATTTTTGATGAAAACTTGTTTGTTGTCCAATTCGTCTATTTTCAATGTGGCATATCTAGCAACCAACACAGCAGTGTTGGCAGGCTGTGGTCCCAGACGTTCAAAAACATTGTCAGCCTCACTTGACAGTTGTGTCAGAATTTTGTTGGAAATGTACTCGTCAGAATGTGTGTTGGAACGTTTTGCAATTGTCTTTAATGTAGTTTTGAAGCATTTTATCAAAGCTGTTTCAAATTGTGCGACAAATACAACATTAACTGCAAAGATTTTCTTTAACAGGTTAGTCACCAGCGTGCGCATGTTTGTGTTGTCATTGAAAGCAACTAGCTCCGCTTTGGACGTTGGTTGTTTTTGGCGATACGTTGATAGCTCTTGTATTTTTTCAGGCAATACTGGTTCACTAACCGCGTTGTCATCGGTGTTTTCAGTACTGTTTCGTACGCACATATTGATTGCTGTGACGTATGGACTAATATTTGACTGGAGTTTTGCATTGCCCATGATTGTTACCAAAGCCACGACAAGTTGCAGCAAGATTCTTGCTCCTGCAAGTGAAAGTTTGGGGTTGTTGTCACTATCGTCTCTGTTAGAAAAGAATTCTGGCATTGTGTTGTTTTTTACATTATGGTTTACACGCACCAATTGTTCGTTCAAACATGTTTGTAACTTTTTGGCCAAGTCTGTGTCGACGCCCAATGCTTGAACAGCTGCAACCAGCGTGGTGCACGTTTGGTAGTTCGGCAAGTAGTTAAGTGTACATGTGTTGGAATTTTTCATTTTTTTAAATTCGCCCAGCCATTGTGCAATAACCAACTGCATGTCTTTTACTGTCGCTTGTTGCGCGACAGGTTGTACAACACGATCATGTAGTTCTTTGGGGTCATCGTCGCTATCACTGTCTGAGTCTTCCAAGTGGGCTGGTGGTGGCGCTGATGACGATGACGATGACGATGACACGTGTGCAGCATCGGTACGACGAACACTACCACCACCATTACCACCAACACGTTCTTGTGGACGTTTAGCAATTTCTCTTAACTGTGTTAAGTCAAATCCTGCATTTTCAAACTGGCCAACCAATACTTCCGCATCGCGTTTGTTAATGACGTTGTTTGTTGCAGATGCTACAAACTGAAGAAACGATCGAATTATGTTTTGTCGCTTTTGGTGTTGTTCGTCGCCGGTCCCCTCAATGGCGCTAGGGTAAATATACACACGCTCGCCGGTATAATTAAACGATTTCCATTTGTCAATCGTGTTGTAATTAGACCATTGTAACAACTCACGTCTTTCTTCTTCACCAACGTCTGCCTCAAATGTTGCACTAGGGACTTTACTAAACCGTTTAAACATTTCTGCGAAGTCAACAATGCTTATCTGTAAACGATGGTTATCCGTCGTTGTGAAGCTAACTTCGGTGTCTTTCCATGGTATGCTGTCGAGTGAGGCAGGTGTGTCTGTATCAGTGTATAGCACCAAGTACATCCATAGCATCCATCCATGCGTTGCATTGAATTCATTGGTTTGCAAGTACCGCAACGCATACACGGAAAAAGTGTTCGACAGTCGTGCAGGCATGGCTTGTTTTTTACATACACATATTTTAATTTAACAACATAATGACTAGTCATGGTATAAATGTGGTATGCACATATGGCTTGCTGTTTGTGTGGACGTGCGCAAACATGAACATCAACAATGCTGAAACACGGAATCCAACCTGCATAACTGTTGCATGTAACGCATTTTGTATTATGCGCAAGGTATTGCATTGCATAAAACAGTGATGTTTAAAAAAGTGAATACACATGGTTTTCATAGCGTTTATGGTCATAGTTGTGGTAGTTATTGTGTTGTGTGGCGTGTTTGCTGTTTGGAAGTACAAATGTGCAAAACAACACCAACAACAACAACAACAACAACAACTGCCTGCCATGTCTGCAACAGCCAGTGTTTCGCCACGATGCCTGGTTTGCATGCACAACCTACCTGGCTGCGAGTTTGCATGGCAGACTGTGTACTCGGCGTTTGAGGCAGCTGCCAGACCAGAAAATGTGACCATACTGATATTTGACGATTTTAACCTGCGCAACCAAACCAACCTGCGCAACCAAACCAACCAAACCAACCCAACCAACCTGCGCAACCAAACCAACCCAAACCAAACCAAACCAACCAACCACACCAAACCAACCAGTCTGGAAGAACTGTACAACCAACACGCCAAGCATTCTGCTAGCGTGCATGCAACCCAGCCGTGGCTGCGCGTCCAGACTGTCAAAACTGGCTGGCTGGGATTTTTCGGCGTGTTTGTCGAGCAGCTGCGCGTGTGTGCTGGATGGTCAACTACAAACACAACCAAAACCAGCTGCATCATGGTGCGCAGCTGCTACGAAACGCCCAAACCAGACTACGCCGGGTACATGGTGTTTTGCAAGAATTATGATGTGCAAGTGCAAATGCTGGACAGCCAGCTAGTGTTTTCCAGCCAGCTGGTTCGGCGCAGCTTGCCTGGTCCAGCATGGCAAGACACGAATGCCGAGTTGATGGCAACCAGCCAAGGATTCTTGTCGTGGACAGTCAACAAATCTGGTCCAAATGGTCAATTTGGTCCAAACCGGCTGTTTCAGCGTGCAAGTTACAATTCAAACAATTTAAACAATTCAAATGTGGTGTATGCCAAGTTCAACCAGCTGGCAAAACCTGTCGAGGCGTTTGCAACGATCCTGCCAAGCCCAGCTGTGCACGAAGACATTGTGGTCATGACCAGCCAAGTGGCCAAGATGTTGGTCAGCCGCCACGACTCGGCGCGCAACCAGCCTGGGTTTGCCAACCAGTACTGCTACCAGGCGTCGAACCTGGCAGTGTCGAACCTGGTCGGCAAGCTGGCCTGCAACCTGCTGGCGTGTCTGGGATGCGTCGACACCAGCAGCACCAAAATTCTGCCAGTTGTGCAGTACTGCCAAGCATTCCAACCATCCAAACCCAAACTGTCCAAGTTTCTGAACCTGTTCAACCATGCCAAACATGCCAAACATAATACCAACAACACCAACAATACCAATCTGATATTTCTGTTTGACGACTTTGCCAAGCAGGTTCGGCCGTTCAGCACAACCAAAAAGGCATATTTGGGTGTCGACCAGCGCGACAACCAGCACAGTTTGGCAATTAAATTTGGCAGTATTCAAAACTTTCAACACCAACTTGCCAAACTTGCCAAACCAATCCAACCTGTTCAACCCAACCAACCTGTTCAACCCAACCAACCCATTCAACCAATCCAACCAATCCAACCTAACCAACCTGTTCAACCCAACCAATTTAACCGATTCAACCAATCCAACCAAACCAAACAAACCAAACAAACCAATCCAACCAAACAAACCAATCCAACCAAACAAACCAATCCAACCAAACCATTCAAACAAACCAAATCTGGCAAACCTGCCAGATCTGGCAACCAGGCATGGCTGACTCGGAAATTGTAATTACTTTGCAAACTGTGCAATCATCTGGCCAACATTGGGTGTATAGCCGTACTGGACCTGTTGGTTGTTGTGGTAGTATGCCGGGTATCCTGTGTTTTTCTGGCTGGCGTGGTGTTGACAGGCAGGATGGTTGGGTGTTTGGTCGCAGTACACTTCCTGGATGTGCTGGCCAGCTGCGTCGACCTGCTGGTGGGCAGCATGGGCCTTTTTGCAGAAACCACACCACGACGCCATGACTGCCACCAAACCAGTTTGACCAGTTTGATTGGTTGGATTGGTTTGACCAGTTTGATTGGTTGGTCCAGATTGGATTGCTGGTTCAGGCAGCACGACCTTTTTCATGGCTGCCTGGTGCATTTTGTGGGCTGTGCTGTCCCAGCCAGTCGGCCTGCCAATGGTAGGTTTCTTGGCCAAGTCTTGCCACTCCTGGTCGCTGAATGCCCCGCCAGGCTTGGCAAACACTGGCTTTGAATAGGCCACCTGGTGGTGAGTAAACATTTTTCTGAAATACACAAACAATACCAGCAAAACCAGCAAAACCAAACCAACCAGCAAAACCAACAGCCCAACAATCCAACTCATACCAATATAACCACTAACCAAATAACCAACACAACCACCACAACCAGCACAACCAACTGACCAAACACGTAATACGTAAAACCTAAAACGTAAAACAGTGTACAAAACTGTTTTTTAATGTCGCATCAAATTATACACTTTGTTGTTTAGGCAAAACGCAACGTTTTATGTTTGCATAGTTTTTTGCATGTTTGTCAATTGCAGGCGCCTTTGCCGGTGGTGCACGTCGCGTCATAGTATCCTGGCATGAAACCCATGGTTATGCCTTGCCAGCCGCGCTGCGCTGCACCTGCGGGATCATAGTCTGTACCTTGCAATGACTGCAATGTGTGAACGTCCAGATTTTGAAAGTTGCAAAAACAGTTTTGGTTGGCAGATGCGGTTTTTGGCTTGCCAATAAACACGTTGGGCGTTAATGGCTTTGCAGTGGCGGAGCTGTCTGTCACATAAAACAGCTGGGCGTCGGCTTGCAAGCGCGAGGATGTGCCGTGGTCGCATTCTGCTGTTGATGCAGTGCCAGTTGTGGATTGTCCACACAGCAGATTCAGCATGTACTTGGGCTTGCCGGATACAGGCGGCGCGCACAGTTGGTCGTCAAGATTGACGTCACCGGTGGCCCACAGCGTCACCCACGCGCCTTCGGGGATCTGCATGCCGGTCAGCGAGTTGATAAAACCGCCACTGGTGGTCCATGGGGAAACGTCGTAGTTCTTGCCAACAGCAGGGCAACCGTTTGCAGCGTCGGCTTGCCTGGCCAGCGTCATGTAGTTAGGACAGTTGGTCGACGGGTTGTTGAACATTGTAAAGTCCGACATGCCTGCCATGCAGTCGTTGTACGTATCGTTCAGACCTTGGCAGCCAGTGATGCCGTTGCACTGGTTGGCCATGCTGCCGCCTGGCTGGCATTCCCGCACATCTGAAAAGAACTGTGCGTTGCTGGCCGACGACGCAGGCGTGATCGCTACACCTTTTTGCGTTGCTGTGTCGCAGTACGGCAGCGAGTACGAGTACGGCACCTTGCTGCCGTCGTAGTCGGAGAGAAAAAACGTAATGTTTTTGCCAGTCAGGCTGGCAGTGGCAGTTTGGCTGGCCTGGCAAGCCTGGCACGTGCGGCTGTCTAGCAGCAAGGCGTTGGTGGTACTGGTTTGAACACAGCAGCCGCCCTGGTCGCAGGTGGCCGCGGTGTTGTCCAGGTTTGCGCTTGCCTGTGCCTGCGCGCCTGAAAAGTAGCCAGACCGGATGCCGGACTTGCCGTCATTGATTTTGTTTGGGTCTTCGGCGCACATCGTGCCGTACTGGTCGACTTTCTTGCCCAACTTGGCGTCGTCGACAATGTAATCAAAGCCAGGCTGCCTGCACTTGGTGTACCACGTCTTGCCTGGTGAGTTGCAGTTGAAGTCAAAGGCCACGTTGACCGTCGTGTCGTCAGAGCCGTCCAGCTGCGAAAACATGCCTTGAAAGTCGCTGGCTGGTGTGTTTTTTCCAGTATAGCCAGCACTGTACTTTGCATTTGCCATCTGCTGCTTGCAGTCGGCCTTGATCGTTGGCCACATGGACCAGGCCGAGCTGAGCTTGGTGCCGCCGTACGTGCTGGGCTGGCCGGTGGACGAGTTGTACACGCCGTAGCGGGTGCGCTTGCAGTTCAGCACGTTGGTGTCGACTTGCTGTCCTGGCCAGCCGTTGGTGGTGTTGATGGCCAGCTCGCCAAACTTGCCGGACTGGGCCTGGCTGGCAAGCACGGTCTGGCAGGTGGCCAGCGTGGCAACTTGCCTGCCGCTGGTGTTGGCTGCGGTGGACTTGACTGCCTGCACTGCCGTGTCAAACACCGCGCAGCCAGTGGCTGGCGTGTAATTTGCATCGCAAAAACCTGGCGACGTTGTTCCAATAGACTTTGAATTTAGGCATGCCATATTGAAACCCAGAATCTGGTTTTTATATGCAGCTGTAAAAAAATATACCAACTGGTCCAACTGGTCCAACTGGTCCAACTGGTCCAACTGCAACTAAACTGCTTGCTTGCATGGCACACCACCACGGTGGTCATGGTGGGCGTGTTGGTCATGGTGGACACATTGGTCATGGTGGACACTTTGGGCATGGTTGGCGTGGTGGTCATGGTTGGCGTGGACGGTATCGTCGTCACTGGTTGCAACCATACCAACCATACCAAACATACCAAACAATTGGTCCAGACAGACACGTGTCTGGCCTGCACTCGGTCTATTTGTGCATTGCAATTTTGGTGGTTGTTGGCATAGTTGCTTTGGCAGTATACATGGTGCAAAAACAACAACTTAACACGTAAAAATATGACTATCAAAAACAAGCCTCCACCATTACGCCTCACTGGCCCATTGGTCAACAAGACCAGCATGTCCAACAATGCAACTGTTGAAATGGTGCCACTCGGCAAGACGAAACAAACCAATTTGACCAACCAAAACCAGCCAACCACCAACTCGGCAAGCACAAAACAAAACCTAACCAAATATGCCAAAAAAGCAGCCAACTGGCTGTTTAACACATCACAACAACCACAACAACCACAACAATCACAACAATCACAACAATCACAACCATCACAACCATCACAACCATCACAACCATCACAACAATCACAAACCAGCAAAAACAGTGATGCCAGTCATGACAGCCAAACCGATCAGTCGAATTCTGTGTCCAAAAATGAATCCCAAATTAACCAAACTAACCAAATTAACCAAACCAACCAAACCAACCAAACCAACCAGGACTTTGCTGCACGCAGCAAGGCACTGAAAAGAAGCCGCAAAATTCATGTTGCAATTGCCATAATCGTGGTGTTGGTGGTTCTTGCTGTCATCGTGGTTGGCTTGACGTGGCCAGTCTGCAATACCAGCCAGCAACATGGATTTTACTACTGCAAGTGCCCAGCCAACACCCAGCTGGACCAGCAAACAGGCCTGTGCATGTGCAGCGACACGCTGGCCGAGCTTGGCAACCAATGCGACTCGTCAACCCAAAACTTGCGGTATGTTTGGCAAGACGTGTCGCAGAACCTGACCAGTGGGTCGTGGAGCCCAGATACATCATAGATTGTAAATGCCTGTTAAAAACAAACAACCAAACAACAAAACAATCATGAATGCCAGCCAGGTGGCGCTGTTGGTTGCGACGTTGGTGTTGGGCAGTCTGGTTGTGTTGTCGTATGTGTACTTGCTGAAAACCACCAAACTTGACCAGCTGTGGGCAGGCGTTAGCCTGGAAAACAGGTACGTGTACTATGTGTTTATGATTTTGGCAGCACTGGGTTTTATTGGATTCGTGTGCTGGTACTGCTTTGACCAGCCACATCAATCAAAACAAACAAAACAAACACACCGCACAAAACAAACACAACAACTTGGTTTGTTTGGTTTGTTTGCAAACCATGCAGTTGTGCCAGTGTTGGTCAGCATATTGTTGATTTGTTCTGGACTGTGGTCGGTGTTTTTGAATCTGGCGAGCCAGCATGCTGACCAACCAGTCTGGCCAGTCTTGACATCTATGGTGCTGGTCGTGACTGCCGTATGCAGCATTTTGCTGGTGGCTGGAACAGTCGAGTGCAAAGTCGCCAAATGGTATGCACTGGCAGGCATTTTGTGTTTTAGCCTGACAACCGTGCTCGCCGACGCAGTGGGCTGGCAAGCCAGCTACATTTTACAAAACAAACTGACCAACTGACCAACTGATTATCTGATCAACAAATTGAAACTGACTTTGTGTTTTACCTTTAAATTTGTCCATCCCGACCATCCCGACCATCCCGACCATCCCGACCATCCCGACCGTCCCGACCATCCCGACCATCCCGACCATCCCAACCATCCCGACCATCCCGACCATCCCGACCATCCCGACCATCCCGACCATCCCAACCAGCCCATCCAAATATGCCAACTTGACAACAATTGAACGGAATGTTGGGTGTTGGGTGTTGGGTGTTTGGTGTTGGGTGTTGGGTGTTGGGTGTTGTACGGTTTTGGTTTTGATTTGTTTGGTTTGGTTTTGGCTTTGCTAGTTTGGCCAATCGGTCAGATTGGTCAGATTGGGCAGATTTGCCAAATTGCGCTGGCAAAAGCCATGTCCGCGGCAGACACACCAATCACAGCGTGTGAATGCAACAGCTGCTCGGCGTGGCTGACGTCTGACGTTTCTGACGTCGCGCTGGTTTGGATTATAGTTGGTGTGGTGGTCACATCCATGGTGTATGCGGTCATGGTGAGTGTGCGGTGTCCACCACAACCACCACAACCACCACAACCATCACAACCATCACAACCATCACAACCATCACAACCATCACAACCATCACAACCATCACAACCATCACAACCATCACAACCATCACAACCATTGTGTTGTTGCGTTGCATCCAACCAAGCAATCCAGACAGACCGGACTGACCAAACAGGCCGAGTGGTTCAGGCAGCCCATGTGGAACAAACAGAACACACGTCCTGGGTGCATGAAACCCAGGTGGAAATACCAACTCGTCCACCCGTGCCAGGTTGAACAATGTACCAGGCTGTCATCTACACGACCAGTTTGGTTGGGTTGGTTTGGTTGGGCTGGTTTGGTTTGGTTGGGCTGGTTTGGTTTGGTTGGTTTGGTTGGTTTGGTTGGTTTGGTTGGGCTGGTTTGGTTTGGTTGGGCTGGTTTGGTTTGGTTTGGTTGGTTTGGTTTGGTTGGTTTGGTTTGGTTTGGTTTGGTTGGGTTGGTTTGGTTGGTTTGGTTGGTTTGGTTGCTTGGGTTGTTTGGTTGGTTTGGTTGGCATGTGGCTATATGTTGAACGTATAACACATACAATTATTTAATGTTGGTATATAAAACTTGAACCATGACGCGCACTTCGCTAGTTCCGCGAAAAAACGCCGCCGAGTTGCGAGTGGGTTCGCTGCACACTGGTCAGGACAAGCGCGTCTACCGCGTGAGCTGGGCCAGTGCTGCCAAAAAGTCCAAGGTCTGGCGTTTGCACAAACATGCCAAATCTGCCAGACCTGCCAAAACAACCAAAACAACCAAACCTACCAAAACAACCAAAACAACCAAAACAGCTGAACCAAAACGTGCCAAACTGATTGGGGGTGGCACCAAGGTGCCCTTAATGGCACGCATAAAACTGTGTCAGATAAAGAAATTATTTCAAACATATCCCGTCAGTAATGAAGTAAAATCTTTAATTTATGAACCAATTGCAAATGCTATGAAGAAATACTTTGACTATGAAGAAAACTCATCAACTTGCTTTAAAGCGGCTGATCCACACTATCTTTGGTACGAGTTCAACTGCGTGATTAAAGACATGCGAGACCACCAAAAAATGGCAGGTCCAGGCGCCAAGAACGAATACGATAATTTTTTCAAAGAGATCGAAGAGGTGCCGCTTCTAATGAATAAATATCTTATTCCACAACATATCCAAAAACAACTTGGAGTTTAACGCCGCGGGTAACAGCAACTTCGTGTGGGCCAGCCACGAAAAAAAGAAATTATTCGAAAAACATCCCATCAGTGACGAAGTCGAATTTTTAATTTATTTGCCGATTGCAAATGCTATGATGGATTACTTTGACTATGAATCCAACCCACCAAAATGCTTTCAAGCTTCTGATCCACACCATACTTGGAACGAGTTCAACATCGTGATTAAAGACACGAGACCACCAAAAAAATGCAAGTCCAATCGCCAAGCAAGCATACGATATGTTTTTGAAAGATCGACAACCGCTGCTTGCAATGAAGAATTATGTTTAATCATAGCCGGCTTGCCGAGCTTGTTTGATTTGTAATTTGTAAAAAACAAAACAAACGCATGGTCGCATGGTTGTTTACAGTTTGTGTTGTTTCTGTAAAAACAGTTTTGCCGATTGTGGTGCATCGTGCACTGGCGCGGTGGTCCGTTCCAGGGCGTGCTTGGCCGTGCCGAAAAACAATCCACACCGATCGAACTTGGGGTCAGACGACGCCTCGACGTACCGCAGCAGTGTCTTTTTGGACACACCAAAATGACGTTCGATGTCTTGGGCCTTGACGTGCTGAGCAAACCGGTAGGACCACACTGCGCCGCGCATGCGCTCGTTCAGGCTTGTGCCAGCGACGCGCCAGGCCACTTTTCGTGCTGCACAGTTTCGAAACACAATCGGCCGGGTGCAGTACGTTGATTTTCTGGATTTTCTGGATGTCTTGCCAGATGGTTTGCTGGTCTGGTTGGCCTGATTGGTCTGGTTGGTCTGGTTGGCCTGGTTGGCCTGGTTGGTCTGGTTGGCCTGGTTGGTCTGGTTGGTCTGGTTGGTCTGGTCGGTCTGGTCGGCCTGGTTGGTCTGGTTGGTCTGGTTGGCCTGGTTGGTCTGGTTGGTCTGGTTGGTCTGGTTGGTCTGGTTCAGCCAGGTAGGTTCATCGTCAAGTAGGCCATAGTGGAACAAAGGCTGGTTGGTCTGGCTGGTCTGGTTAGTCTGGCTGGTCTGATTTTGTGCAAAGATCTCATCGTGCTCGTCCACCTGGTCAAAGAATCCAGCCAGATGTTCGTTGATCGGGTCCAGCATTTCCAGTCGCGCTCCCATTTCAGTCGGTCCTATGATTCCTATGGATCCAATGACTCCACGACCAGATGGCAAGCTGGTCGGATTGGTTGGCTGGATAGACACCAAGGCCGTGTCGCCGACCTGCCTGGCGGCGTCGACCAGTTGGGCAACAACAACCTGTTGCTGGCTCATTAATTCAACCAAACGGTTTTGCAACAGCTGTATGTGTGCACACAGGGCATGTTGTGCAGCGTTTGACATGGTTGTGCAATGCAACAATGTGTAAGTTGTTTATATGTAACAACCTGCACGTGTGTTAGGTGTGTTAGGTTAGTACGTGGAATGGTATGTGGAATGGTATGTGGAATGGTATGTGTAATGGTACGTGTAATGGTGTGGTACATGTGGTCCAGATTCGGTTTAGTTTTTGCCGCGTAAAGCATAGTTGGCTTCGATTTGACCATTGTGAATAGTTGGGTCAGTTGGGTATAGCATTTAATTAGAAAAATCATTCAAAAACAGTTTTGCCAAGCATGGCACACATGTAGGCCAAACATTGGCGTCTTGCCACGCCAAACGGATGCGCTGACCACCAGGCTGCCGAGCGCCAAAATACAAACCAAATGGATCATATTTTAAATCCGACGATTTCTCAACATACCGCATCAGCGTAGTGCACGGCACGCCAAAATGGTGTTGAATGGACGACGAGCTGACATGCGCAGCGAACCGGTAAAGCCACACCGCGCTGCGCATGCGGCTGTTCGATTCTGTGGCTGATGTGCGCCACGGTGAATGCCGGTTGGGCAGTGTAAACAGACGCTTGCAAGTTGAAAGTTTTGAAAGTGTTGGCTTTGCTGGTTTGCTGATCTTTCGTTTGCTGGTCGTTCTGGGTCTGTGAACCATTTTGCCAAATTTTTGTTTTGTTGGTTGTGTTGGTTGTGTTGGTTGTGTTGGTTGTGTTGGTTGTGTTGGTTTTGTTGGAAGTGTTGGAAGTGTTGGTTTTGTTGGATTTGTTTGTTGTGTTGGTTGTGTTGGTTTGGTTGGAAGTGTTGGTTGTGTTGGAAGTGTTGGAAGTGTTGGTTGTGTTGGATTTGTTTGTTGTGTTGGTTTTGTTGGTTGTGTTGGTTGTGTTGGTTGTGTTGGTTTTGTTGGTTTTGTTGGTTTTGTTGGAAGTGTTGGTTGTGTTGGTTGTGTTGGTTGTGTTGGAAGTGTTGGTTGTGCTGGTTGTGCTGGTTGTGCTGGTTGTGCTGGTTGTGTTGGTTGTGTTGCGCGTGACGGCTGGTGTGTTGGTGACGGGTGGTCAGATAGCCAGCCCATGTCCAGTTCGTCCAGACTGCATAGTCTGTCCACATCACCAACATCACCCAGGCTGCCCAGATCGTCCAGATCGTCCAGATCGCCCAGGCTGTCCAGATCGTCCAGACTGCCCAGGCTGCCCAAATCGTCAAGATGGTCCAACATGCTGTCCGGCGCGTTCAACAAACTGCCCAAATCGTCAAAGTCGTCCAGGACATTCAAACTGTCCGAACAGGTTGATGTCATGGTGTGCAAGTTTGGTTGCAAAAATGCTAGACATCCAGCACGCCCAGTCTGTCAAACAAACTGTAGTATTGCGACTTGTTTTTGTGGTAGTACACCTGAAAGCTGCTGGCCATTCCCGACAGCTTGGTGGGCCTGGTTTGATGTGTCTGGTTGGTCTGGTTTGTTTGGTCAGTTTCGGTTTGTATTTTGGCCAGAAAGTCTGCAAAGCCAATCAGCAGGCGCACAAACGCGCGGTTGGTCAGCACGTCGTGCCGCACCTGCTTGTTGACTTTCCGCACATAGTCAATTGTTGTGGCCATGCGTGTGCAGTTCAGCCTGTGCATCAGCAAGGCAGCCATGCAGATGGCTGTGCACGACCGGTTCATGCCCATCTGGCAGTGCACCACCACGGGCTGTTTGGCAGCCAGCCTGGCGGCGATTTTTCTGCCTGGCTTCACAAACTGCATCACAAACTGGTGAGCAGTAACCTGTTCGCTGTCTTGGTCGACCAGAAAAAAGTCGTAGCTGGTTTTCTTGTCGCGCTGTGCAGCCACCAACTCGCCAGTGTGGCTGTCGCACACTCCCACGATGCTTGACGGATACCTGGCATGCACAGCACCGTACATGCTGGTCACAAACAGGTGCCTGTTGATTGCAGGCAAGTGCGCCAAGTTGTGCAATTTGTAAATGCTGTTCATGCTGTTCATGCTGTCCATGCTGTCAAGTTGGTTGATTTGGTTGATTTTGTATGGATACACAACCTGGTGGTTCCTGACAAACACAGGCCTTGGTGTCTTGCCTGGTGGGTATGTCATGTCGGCCATGCCAATGTTGGTGTTGTGGACAATTCCATGGCAGTTTTTTGGAAGCGAAGCATAGACACCCATGTTGTTTTTTTATAATTACACATATGTATTTGACAGTCTAACCCAACCTAACCCAACCTAACCCAACCTAACCCAACCTAACCCAACCTAACCCAACCTAACCCAACCTAACCCAACCTAACCCAACCTAACCCAACCTAACCCAACCTAACCCAACCTAACCCAACCTGGTTCAACACAAACCAATCCAAATCATAGACCACAACATGTACCACACCGACCAATCCAGTTCAGACGATGAGGATGTCAATGATTGTGTCATGATGAACGTTGGCCCAGACCAGCATTTACCGCCATGTCGGGTTGGCTGTCAACATTTGGTTGGTTTCATGCAAACTGTTGCATGTCATGCTGCCGTCTGGTCGATTCGTTTGGCACGTTTGGCACGTTTGGCACGTTTGACACGTTTGGCACGTTTGACCAGTTGGACCAGTTGGACCAGTTGGTTGGACCAGTTGGTTGGACCAGTTGGACCAGTTGGACCAAATTGGCAATGTGACTTTCTCAGCATCAACATGGATGAATTATGTCGCCTGACCAGTCTGTGGTGTGGCAGCTTGGACGAATCAGACCGCGGCCTTGCACTACACCAAAACACCACCAAAACACCACCAAAACACCACCAAAACACCACCAAAACACCACCAAAACACCACCAAAACACCACGTTGTGCTTTGCGCCAACCAAACAAATGTCAACCAATTTGGGCCAGAATGTGAGTTTTACGACTGTGCCTGGCTGGACAACACCTGGTTGCTGTTTGCGTGTGTTGATGACCATTACGTGGTGGACGTGGTTAATGTCCGCGCAGTCAGCCTGGCCAACATCGACGACAGCATGACATTCCATGTGGGCATGTCGACCACGTGGCTCAACGACCTTGCACTGCGAGCCCGGCACGCAAAGTCAAACCACCCAGAATGGCACACATCACAGTTGTTGTCAGTGTTGTCAGTGTTGTCACAACCGACAGGCATTTAACTTGCATTTTGCAACGCTTGGAACAGCGGCAACCTGGACTGTTCACGCGTCGGCAACACGCTGAGATTGATGCTGCTTTCTGTGTCGAATCTATATCTATCCGGAAATAGTTGTAGTTGTTGTTGTAGTGGGCGTGTATGTGTGCACTCTGTCGCATGAGCAACAGGAAAAAATACATTATCATCATCACCCGTGCCCATCATGTCGCCACGCATTTTGGAAGCCGACCTGTAACGCAACCATCTGTCCAGCACCACTTTGTCATCATCATCATCATCATCATCATCACCACCACCACTGCCACCACCACTGCCACCACCACCACCACCACCCGGGGCTGCACCACCACCACTGCCACCACTGCCACCACTGCCACCACTGCCGCCACCGCCACCACTGCCACCACTGCCACCACTGCCACCACTGCCGCCACCGCCACTGCCACCACTGCCACCACTGCCACCACTGCCACCACCCGGGCGAGCATCACGACCACGCGGGCCGGCGGCACCGCGGTCTTCTTGACGGCCAGGACGGAGGGTTTTAAAATCTGTTTCATTATCACACGATGTTGTATAAGCGCGTTTTTCATACCCTGCGCCATAACATATGAAAATTTCCTCCCCAGCTTCAATTGGTCTTATCGGTTCTATAGCTGGGATCCAACCCTTGGTTTCAGGAATATTCCAATACACAAGTAGTGCATTTGCTTTAGCGGTAATAGGAGGCTCATTCGCAAACGATGCTTTGCCGATTACAAACACGCGGGTCTTATTCTCATCATTACAAATTGCAATATCGGGATTCCCATCAAATTGTTTATTATCAGTTGTAGTTACAACATAATCTCTGTTTGGTCTGTTGTCATTTGGTTGTAATTCCTCTCCTGTATACGCTAACTTTCCTTCACTCCATTTGTTTTTTGCAAATAATCCCAACATATCCGACTTATCCGACTTAATGGTTGATGTTTTCACTTCAATCCTGTCGTCTTTGTATATGTATATCATTTTGCCGTTTGGCATCTTCATGGTTTCAACGTCCCATTTTAAAGGTGCAACTTGATCCAACTCGGTATAACGTGGTGAATCAGCTAAATCGGGTCGACCACCTAGGCCTAAGTTTGCACCACCACCACCATCACCACCGGGGCGTGCACCACCACCCGGGGCTGCACCACCACCCGGGGCTGCACCACCACCACCACCACCACCACCACCACCACCACCACCACCACCAGTACCACCAGTACCACCACTACCACCACTACCTGAATTACCCAAATTGATCAATGCAGGGTTTGCAATGGTTGTGTAATGTTCTTTAAAGCGTGCAATTACTTCTGACCAAGAGGTCCAGTATTTTTTTGGTGGTAAAAGATTTGGTAGCAACGACTTGTTGTTGTATGTATAAGGTTCCAGACATGCAAAACATGAAGTCAACCGTTTTATGTCCACTGGTTTAGTCTTTTCACGATTATTTTCGACGACAACAGATCCCCAGTACATCCACCGCTTGCCTGGTGCTCTTGCTTCTGCTTGCGGGTTTTTCTTTGTGTCAAGCAATGCTGGTCTTGCTGGCATGTTGACCACGTACAACTTGGTCATCCAATCGTCTTCACACCAAATCGAATGTGATGCCTGGTGCAGCATGTTCAACACTAGCTCTTTAAGTTTGGTAAACTGGTCTTTAGTTAGTTCTTGTGCAAAGTCTAGTTTTTCCATTTTGCGCATTACTGCAATCGACAGGTCGCCTTCGCCAACCAGGTGAATTGGAATGGTTGCATAGGTTGCATTGGTTGCATTGGTTGCATTTGTTGCAATGGCAATGGCGTAGGTTGGATGTAAAGAACACACACCCGTTAGACCAAGGTTCAACGCTGCATCGTATGCTGATTTGTCAACAAGTGCAGAGCCATCGCGTAGGCCAGGGTATAGGTCAGAGTATCGGTAATAGCTTACAACCATGTCGGAAAGCAACGCCTTGGCACGCGCTGGGGTTGTGCCGGCAATCATTGCCTTGTACACGCTCTCAGCATTTGCATTCATGTCTTGTGTACGCATAACATGTGCTTCAAAATTGTTTCCTAATTCATATTTTCGTTCTAGTTTATTGTCGCTTGGAACCAACACGACTTTTTGGTGTGTCACTATACACACGTTGTTTGCTTGCCATGCTGCGCCACCAGCAAGGTTGGCGTGGTTGGCGTGGTTGATTTCGTTGGTGTGATTGTGTGATTGGTTCAATTGGTTCAAATGGTTGATCTGGTTCATCTGGTTGTCGTACTTTGAATGTTCAAACCCAGGCGTGCACACCTGTTTGTGAAAAGTGCGCATCGCAGTTTGCTGGGTCATCACGTCGCACTGGCCAGTTCGGCTGTCAAACTGATCAGGCTCGACGTGTGCCATGTTGAAAATGGCATGACCCAGTTCGTGCTGCACAATGTAGTTGACGTACTGGTCGTGCGTGCCAGGCCAGTCGGCAACGCCGCGCATGTTGTCAGCATTGAAGTAAATCTGGTTGCACGGCTTTTCGAACGACGTGACGCTGAATTGACGCATTTCTTCGCCAAACGCTTGTGCAATTTCCTGGCTGTTCCACAGATGAATGTTTGCATCAGCTTTGTCATTACTGTCATGTCTGGTATGGGTTGATCGGAACGCTTGGAAGGTGCAGCCAAACTTGGTCGCCCAGCCGTTTTGTACGTTGGCTGCTTTTAAAATTTTATCCCGAGTAGCATCGTCGACCGACGAATCAAACCACAACCAGTATGTCTTTGCATCATGATGTGGCATAGTAAACCGACCGAACAAACCACGCTGCCACCACGCTGCCACCACGCTGCCAACCAGGACAACGGTTCCAGGCTTTGATGAATGTGGTGGTGTGGTGCGGCGGATGTGTTGATGGGTTTTTTATACGTGTACAAAAAAGCAATCCAAGTTGGCGATTTTGCCAAAACCAAACAACCAAACAACCAAACAACCAAACAACCAAACAACCAAACAACCAAACAACCAAACAACCAACCCAAACCAACCCAAACCAACCCAAACCAATCCAACCAACCCAAACAACCCAAACCAATCCAACCAACCCAACCAACCCAAACAACCCAAACACAACAAATCAAAATTGAAATGGGAAACCAACCCAGTGGTTCGGTTGGTTCGGTTGGTTCGGTTGGTTCGGTTGGTTTGGTTGGTTGGGCTGGCAAGCCAAGCATGCATGCCAGTTGGCGCCAGGTGCTGGACCAGTGGGAAGCTGGGTACGGCCCGCTGCTGCCAGTCGACCAACCGTTCATCTGGCGGTGCACACCGGTCGACACCAAGCTGACGCTGAAATATGCACACCAGATAGTGCCAGAAAGCAGGTTGTCCAATTATGCAGATCCGTCCAAATTCCAAGCCTACTTTCAAAACCATCTGACCGATTCCAGTGCAGTTGGTGCAGTTGCTTTCCCAAGCTTGTCTGGCACTATGCTGGTTGCGCCCTTGCCTGTCTACCTTGGCAAAAAAGTCAAAAACTATGCACACTTGCAGCTGTTTCTAATCAATGCCAGCCAGGCCGAGCACCATGTGTTTTGGCGCAAAGTCGCCCAGACCATCCGCTGGCTGCTGAATCGTCTGGACAAACACAATAAACAAAACAAACAAAACAAACAAAACAACAAAAACAAACAAAACAAACAAAACAACCAAAACAACAATTTGGTGTGGACATCGGTGCACAACCTGTCGGTCAACTGGCTGCACGTCAGGGTGTCGACCAAACCGACATACTACTACGATTCATGGTGTCGACACCCAATACATTAATGTTACGTTATTTACGTTATGTACGTTATTTACGTTATTATGTGGTTACATCAAATTGCATCCAGCACCGAAACGACCTGTTGCAGCGCCGAAATGCCGCGCAGAGCTGACTGGCTGTCCAGCATCTGGCTGCGTTCCAGTTGCTGCAAGATTTGGTCAGTGTCGTCGGCATTGGTGCTGGCATCCAAACTGGCATCCAAACTGGCATCCGCATCGGTGTTGGTCTGGTCCAGCACGCATGTTGACAATGCGTGCTTGGCTGAGCGCACAACCAGCGCAATCTGGTCAGACACCAGCTGGCTGAACTTTCGCTTGGCGCTGCATTTCTGGGCAGCCTGGCCCAGACGCGCCAGCATTTTCTGGCTGGCAGCATAGCTGGTTTCAAGCTGGTTGGTCTTGGCAGTCAGCTCGGCGACCTGGCTGGACATGTCTTGGATGCTTTTCTGGTCAGATTTGGTTTTGTCAGACACGTACTGGCAGCCCAGCCTGGCACCAGGTGCCAGGTCGGCCAGTCCGGGCGGGTCGAGCTGCATGGACGGCACAACGGCTCGCTTGCACAGCTGGTCTGGCAGAGGATCAGTTTGGGCAGACAAGGGAGCAGGTGCAGTGTGGTCAGGAAACCGCGCCATGTGGTCAGAATAGCGTGGCGCTTTGTACGTGGCAAAATGCTTGTCCAGCACAGCAGCAAACTCGTCGTCAACATAACCAGCCCATATTGTTGCAGACTTTGCAGGTTGGTCAGGTTGGTCAGGTTGGTTAGGTTGGTTAGGTTGGTCAGGTTGCAATGCATCGGCAGTACCAACTGTGCTGCCACCACTGGCACCACTGGCACCACTGGCAACAAACTGATTCATTCCTGGCTTGCCACAATTGTGCCTAATGGCAATTGACGTTTTTACCCTGGATGGCTCTTGTTCCCAAGCACAGGCACCACACGAAGCTTTCAGCGTTGTTTGACCAGATTGGCCAGCTTGACCAAATGTGACAAACTTGACTCGAGAAATGGCTCTGTCTGCGTCCGAATACGGCAACCCGCCATACTGGCATGCCGGCGCAGTGTGATCATCGACCATGCAAGACATGTTGTTGGTTGGGTTGGTTGGGTTGGTTGGGTTGGTTGGGTTGGTTGGGTTGGTTGGGTTGGTTGGGTTGGTTGGGTTGGTTGGGTTGGTTGGGTTGGTTGGGTTGGTTGGGTTGGTTGGGTTGGTTGGGTTGGTTGGATTGGCAACTGGTTTTTATCAAACATGCTAAAATGCATGTGTACGCGTCGCACGTATACACACGCCCAAAATTGTGCAAACGCAAGAATACCAATTGTGCAACCAACCACCAACGCTGCACAGGCACATGCCATACCAATCATACTATTTTGCCACACGGATAGATTTTGTTTGGGTTGTGTGGGTTGTGTGGGTTGTGTGGGTTGTGTGGGTTGTGTGGGTTGTGTGGGTTGTGTGGGTTGTTTGGGTTGTTTGGGTTGTGTGGGTTGTTTGGGTTGTTTGGGTTGTGTGGGTTGTGTGGGTTGTGCGGTTTGGTTGGCATGGTTTTGTTGGTTTGGTTGGTTTGGTTGGTTTGGTTGGTTTGGTTGGTTTGGTTGGTTTGGTTGGTTTGGTTGCCGCACGTGTGTCCAAACCACTGGCAGGTTTTGATGCCTTTTATTCTGTCATGCTGGCACTGCCTGCATGGTGTGTTTGGTTGGCCGTGGTACAGACGGTTAATAGCCTGTTGTGTGCTGGACATGTGTGGTTGATGTAGTTGACTGGATTGGCTGTGTGGTTGTTTGATGGTGTGGTACAATCGATCAATGACCTGCTGTGTAGTCGACATGGTGTATGGCGTGTTGGTATGGTTGGTGTTTTTTTTTATATAATGTACACATTTTGGTACATCATCACCATCCAAACGCGCAAGCGTCAACATACCACACATGGCGTCGTGCTGGCATGCCTTGCAGGCTGGTGGTATGTTGTACAACTTGTTGACTGCTAGTTGCAGATCTGACACATATGATGACCCTGGTTGGGCGAGGTTGCCATGACCAGGCTGACCAGGCTGGTTGGCTGGTTGGATGGGGTCCGACCAGTTGGGTTGGATGGGGCGGACATTTGTGTGGTAGGGCAAGTTGTGGTTGTTGTGTCGCACAGGTTGCACAGGTTGCACAGGTTGCACAGGTTGCACAGGTTGCACAGAA